GTCATCATGGCGCCCACAGACGACAACCCCTGCAGCTTCAGCTGGCAAGCGTCGCAGACGTTCCAAAGCAACCGGGACACCAAGACCGACAAGGTCATCGGCGTCACCGTCACCTTTGACATGATCGCCTTCCCGGAGCAGATCACAAGCGACCCCGACCCCGTGCTGGCCATGATGAAGTACATCCGGGACGAATACCCGGAGATCACGGTCATCGGCCAAGACACCCTCCCCGATTTTACGGAGCCGTCGGAGGATCACCCCGCCGTGTATTTCCGGCTCGACAGTTATGAGGTCGGCCGGGAGACGTTCACCGTGGCCTGGCTGGACGGCGTCGTCATGTGCCATTTGTTCGCACCTGGAGCAGCAGCCCGGCAGCGTTGGATCAGGGCCATCACGGACGATTTGGCCTGCCGTGGCGAGGTCATCATGCTGGACACGTCGCCGATGTTTTTGCGGCGAATTGCCGCAGACAACACCCTCGACCCGTTGAGCGCCGGGCAAATCCGCCTCGGCGCCACGTGGGGGATTTTGAAGCGGCCGAAATACGCCCACAGGCTCAACCACATCCACGTCGCAGAGCCGCCGAAAGAGCCGGCCCCGCCCAAGCATTGGGTCACGGAATACGACCGGGACGTGACTGTTGCCATCGACGGCAGCAGCAGCAACGGCAACGCGGCCTTCGATTATCCCATCTGCGGGGACAACACCGATTAAGGAGGTACACATGAGCAAAACAACCGAGAAACCCGCCGAAACGGCCCAGGCCGTGGAGGCCACCGCCCCGGTTTATACCGCGGCGGAGCTGGCGAGGGCGTCCGAAAAGGTTTTCGGCGTTTCTCCCGACATCACCACAGCCGCCCTTCGCGTGGCCGGCATCCAGGCCACCACCATCGCGGAGGCGGAGAAGATCATCAAGGAATTCGCCAATAAGGAGGTCAAATAAATATGGCTGGCACTTTCATCGTGGGCGAGACCAAAATCCGCCCCGGCGTTTATCAGCGCCGTTATAAGGAGGGCGCCGGGGAGCTTGCGGGAGCCCGCAACGGCATCGGCCTCGGCCTGATCCGTGCGAATTGGGGCCCTCTCAACACCGTCGTGGACTTCACCCCCGACACCAACGTCACCAAGATTTTCGGCAGCGGCTCCGGCATGACGCAGGACATGATCACCGAAATGTTTGCCGGAGGCATCACCAAGGGCCACTTCGTCCGCGTGGGCACCGGCGGCACGTCCCCCAGCATCACCCTCAAAGACACGGCCAGCTCCCCGGCCAGCATCGTCACCATCACCGGCGCGTATGTTGGCAACCGTGCCTTTACCGTTAGCATCCGGGACAGCCTGACCGGCGCCGGCCGTGAGCTCATCATTTATGAGGGCACCACGGAATTCGCCAAGGTCAGCTTCGCCGCTGACGGCGCGGAGGCGGACGGCATCGTCAAGGCCGTCAACGACAACCTGGACGACTTCGTCGCCGTCAAGGTCGCCCCCGGCAACGGCACCGCGGCCACCATCACGCAGGCGGCCATGACCGCAGGCACCAACCCCACCGTCGCCACGGCGCAGTACAGCACGGGCCTCGACGCCCTTTATACCGTTTTCGGCAATGTGCTCTGCGTGGACACCGACGACGCCGCCGTCCACGCCCTTGTCCAGGCGTGGATCGACAAGGTCTACGGCAACGGCGGCTTCTGCACCGCCTGCCTGTCCGAGCCCAAGAGCGTCGCCATCGCCACCCGCATGACCAACGCCGCCGCATTCAACGACGAAAAGGTGCAGTATGTGCTGAACAGCGCCAAGAGCGCCGCCGGCGTCGTGTATGAGGGCTGGCGCAACGCGGCCCGCATCGGCGGCATGATCGCCGCGTGCCCGTCCAACATTTCCCTGACCCACACCGTCGTCTCCGGGTATGCGGTTTTGAATGAGACCCTCACCCCCAGCCAGATCGAGACGGCCCTGCAGCGCGGCTGCATTGTCCTGACCACCAACAGCGCGGGCCAGGTGTGGATCGAGCAGGGCATCAACACCCTGATCACCCCGGACGGCAACATGGACGACGGCTGGAAGAAAATCCGCCGCGTCAAGACCCGTTTCGAGCTCATGCAGCGCGTGGGCGACACCGTGGACGCCCTGGTCGGCAAAATCAACAACGACCCGGACGGCCGCGCCACCATCATCGCCGCCATCAAGGGCATCATTTCCAGGATGGTCGGCGAGAAGAAGCTCCTCCAGGGCGACGCCTATGAGGACGAAACCAACCCGGCACGGGGCGACAGCGCCTGGTTTATCATCGCCGTCGATGACATCGACAGCGTGGAGAAGATCTACCTGGCCTATCGTTACCGCTTCGCCGCGGAATAAGGGAAGGAGGACAAACCCATGTATAACAACAGAGGCCCGCAGGACACCCGCTTCGCCCTCACCGGCAAGGACGGGGTCATTTACGACGGCAACGGCAAGCTCCTGGCCACGGTCGAGAGCTACCAGGCGCAGGTCAACGTGACCAACGCCGCATACCAGCCCCTGGGCGACGCCCAGGAGCACAGCGTCCTCCAGTCGTACAAGGTCACGCTGACCATGTCCCAGATCATCGTCGAGGATGACGACCTCATCACCGACGTTTTCGACATGATGCACAGCGGCCAGCAGCCCGACTGGACTTTCCAGGGCGTCCTTTACGGTCGCAACGGCAGCACGCAGCGCATGAATTACCGCGGCGTCGTGCCCGACGGCAACATCGACCTGCAGAATGTGAGCGTCGGCGACATCATCAAGAGGGCCTGGAATATGGCCGTCAACGATCCGCCGGAGCTTCAGAGCCTGCTGCGCCTGACCGCATAAGGACACCGTGGAGGAAAGCCCCTGCCATAGTGGGGACACAAAAAAGCGGAAAGCCCCTGCCGAAAGTGGGGTATTACAAACGGGGCCGCGCAAAAGGACGCGGCCCCGTTAGTTTTTTATGGAGGTATCAAAATGAGCGCAAGAGCAACCGCCAACCTGGCCGCCGAAGATATGGAGACCACCACCGCCACCACCGAGGAGATGCAGGCAGACGCCCGCAAGAATGAGGACGACCTGCTGAACGGCCTCCTGGCCGCAGCCAATTACAAAGACGACGCGGATGAAAGCGTCGAGATCGTCATCAGCCGCCAGGGCAAAGACCTGTTTTCTTTCCACATCCACCCGCTGAGTGAGGAGGATTTCAGCCGTTGCCGGAAACGCTGCACCAAGTACGTCAAGAGCCGCACCAACGCCGGCGTCCGCATCCCGGAGGAGGTGGACACGGTCAAATACCGCAACATGCTGATCTATGAGGCCACCGTCCCGGAGGATCGCGCCAAGGTGTGGGACAACAAGAAGCTCTGGAAAGCGAAAGACCTGGCCACCGGCATCGAGGCCGTGGACATCCTGCTCAAGGCCGGCGAGAAAAACGCCGTGTGTGAGAAGATCGACAGCATCAGCGGCTACGAAATGACCGAGGAGGAGGTCGCAAAAAACTAATCGAGGCCGGGGGCCGTGCGACGTTATTGCATCAGATTTTTCAACGGGTCGGCGTCATGCCGGACGTCATCTGGAACGCGCCGCGGGGCGTCCGGGCCTTTTGCCTCGCCTCCATGATGGTCACGTTAGAGAACGAAGAAAAAGCAAAGGAGGGGGGATTAAATGGCAGCTGAGACCATGCGGATCACGGAGGAGTTGATCGTCGAGGATAAGACCGGGCCCGGCCTAAATTCGGCAGAGCAAAAGGTCAGCGCATTCGACAAAACCCTCCAGAACACGCAGACCCGTCTGAAAACCATGACCGGGTCGCGGTGGGACATGACCGTCAACGCGGTCGATAAGGCCACCACCATCATCACCAACGTCGAGGGCAAAATCCGCGGCGCGGTCGGCAAGGCGTGGAATTTCACCGTCGGGCTGATCGACAAGGTCACGGCGCCCCTGCAATCGGTTTTCCGACTATTGAGCAACCCCATTTTGCAAGCCGGCGCGGTTTTGGGCATATCCCTTTCCGTTTCGGATGCAATCTCCACATTCGGGGGATTTGAGGGCACCATGTCGAAAGTCAAGGCCATCAGCGGCGCCACGGGTGAGGATTTCGAGGCGTTGACCAACCTGGCGAAAGAAATGGGAGCAACCACCAAATTCACCGCGGAGGAGGCCGCCCAGGGCCTGACGTACATGGCAATGGCCGGCTGGAAAACCGAGGACATGCTCACGTCGTTGTCCGGCGTGATGAATTTGGCCGCAGCGTCCGGCGAGGATCTGGCGACCGTTTCGGACATCGTCACCGACGCCATGACGGCCTTCGGCCTGGCGGCGGACGGCGTCACGGCGTCCGGCGTATCAAACGCCATGCACTTCTCCGACGTTCTGGCCGCGGCATCCAGCAACGCCAACACCACCGTCGCCGGAATGGGCGAGACGTTCAAGTATGTGGGCTCCATGGCGGGCGCCATGGGGTACAGCATCGAGGACGTGGCCCTGGCCACCGGCCTCATGGCAAACAGCGGCATCAAGGGCACCATGGCGGGCACCGCCCTCAATTCCATGTTGTCCAGATTGTCCACGAACACATCAGGCGCGGCCGACGCCATCAGCGCCCTCGGCGTAGAGTTTTACAACGCCGACGGCAGCGCCCGAAATTTGGGCGACGTCATGGGTGAGCTCCGACGGGCCACCGTAAACATGACCGCGGCCCAGAAATCGGAGCTGGCCAACACCGTCGCCGGCATGGAGGCGCAAAAGGGCCTCCTGGCCATTTTGAACACGTCCGAGGAGGACTACAACAAATTAGCGGAGGCCATCTACAACGCAGACGGCGCCGCCCAGCAAATGAGCGACACCATGCTCGACAACATGCAGGGCAGCATGACCCTTTTGCAATCCGCCGTTGACGGCGTGAAATTGTCTCTTGGGTCGAGATTGTCCCCGTATGTGCGGCAATTCGCCGACTGGCTGACGACCAAAATGCCCGCCGTGGAGGGCGTGATCAACGACGTCATGGACACCATCGACGAAAAGATCGCGGGCCTCAAATCCACAATCGAGGAATTCACAAGCTCCGAGGAGTGGGCCAACGCGGACGTGTGGGGAAAGATCAGCATCGCATGGGACAAGATCGTCGCGGAGCCCTTCTCCGCATGGTGGGAGGGCACCGGCAGACCATGGCTCACGGAAAAGGTCGCCGGCTTCGGCGAAACCCTCGGCAGCGGGATCACCCAGGGCCTCCTGGCCATTTTGGGATTTGACGCATCCGGGGCCGTAGAGGACGGCAAGACCATCGGGGCCAGCTTTATCGACGGATTCAAGCAGGGCTTCGACACCGAGCAGATCAGCGAGGCGTTGACCGAGTGGGCACAAGACCACAAGGGCATCATCGCCGCCGCCGGAGCCGTCGCGGGGTACAAGCTGATCGGCGCCATTTCCAAGATCGCGCAGACCGGGATCAAGGGCGTCAAATGGGTCAGCAATCTCTTCGGAGGCAACGGCAGCAAAGCAACCGGGACAGGTACGGGGGCGCTGGACACGCTACGCACCTATACCACCAACACCATGACGGTCACGGCCAGCACGGTCATCGTCAACGGCGGCAAGGTCGTCAACACCGGCCAGGCCGTCCGGGCGGCATCCAACCTGCTCACAGGCGCCGGAGGCGCCGCAGCGGGCACCGCCATCGGAGCGGGCGCAGCAAGCGGCGGACTCCTGACAGCCGGCAGCGCAGCAGCCGGAGGCGGCACCCTTCTCCTCACGGGAGAGGTCGCCGGAGGGGCAGCGGCCGCCGGAGGCGCGGCAGCAGCCGCGGGCGGCGTCACATCCGCGACCGGCGTGGTCGGAACGATCCTGCAGGCCGGCTCCACGTCGTCCGTCATCGCGGCCGACGGCACGCTCCTCGCCGTAGAGGGCGGGATCGGCGGAGCATTGGGCAGCGTCGGCGGAGCATTGGGCAGCACGGCCACCACCGCCGCCGGCGCAGCAGCTGCAGGCGCAGCAGGCGCCGGCGGCATCATCGGCGGCGTGCTCGGCCTGGTCAGCGCCGGCATTGACGTTTTCCAGGGCATCGGCAAGAGCAAGGAGGGCGACACCAAGGGCGCTAAGGACGAATACGTCACCGCAGGCACCAAGGGCGGCATGGTCGCCGCAGGTGCAGGCATCGGCGCGGCCATCGGCTCAGTCGTCCCCGGCCTCGGCACCGCCATCGGCGCCCTTGTGGGCGCAGGCGTGGGCGGCATCGGGGCCCTCCTGGGCGGAAACGCCGCCGGTAAGGCCATCAGCGACAGCACCGACGAAGGAGGCTGGCTCAATACCGCCGGCAAGGACATCGGGCACTTCTTCAGCGAGACCGTGCCCACATTCGTCACCGAGACGATCCCCGCAGCGGCGTCCACCGTCGGCACCGCGGTCGGCGAATTCGCCACCAAGGTCGGCGGAGCCGTCGGCGGCTTCTTCACCGAAACCGTCCCGGAGTTTTTCACCCAGACCATCCCCAACGCAGCCAAAAGGGCCGCCACATCGGTCGGAGAGTTTGCGACCAAGGTGGGCAACAGCATCGGCAGCTTTTTCACCGAGGACATCCCGACGTTTTTGACCGAGACGATCCCCTACGCGGCCGGTTATGTGTTCGGCATGGCGGAGACCTTCTTCGGCGAGACCCTGCCGGCAAAGGTCGGGGAGATTTGGGACAGCGTAAGCACATTTTTCACGTCCACATTGCCGACGTGGGCGCAGGGCGTCTACGAAAGCGCGCTGCCGTTTTTCACGGAGACCATCCCGGAGTTTTTCGGCGGTTTATGGGAGAGCGTCAGCGGCTTCTTCACCGAAACGATCCCCACATGGGCGGAAAGCGTTTTTAATTCGGCCGTCACATTCTTCACGGAGGACGTCCCCGCATTCTTCGGCGGGATTTGGTCAAGCGTTTCGACGTTTATGACCGAGACCCTGCCGGCGTGGGTGGAGGGCGTGGCCGCCAAGGCCAGCACCTTCTTCGGCGAGACCGTGCCCGCGTTTTTCGGCGACCTGTGGAACAGCATCAGCGGATTTTTCACCGAAACCCTGCCCGCATGGGCAGACAGCGCCTACCAAAAGGCGGAGACCTTCTTCGGCACGACCATCCCGGAGTTTTTCGGGACGATGTGGTCGGACGTCACGGCATTCGTGACCGAGACGATCCCGGAGTGGGCCACAACAGCATTTGACAAGGTCAGCACGTTTTTCACCACGGACATCCCGCAATTTTTCGACAACCTCTGGACGACCGTTTCCACGGCCGTCGCCGGTCAGGTCACGGAATGGGCCAATTCCATCGCGTCCACCGTCTCCGGGTGGTGGAGCAGCATTTCCGGCTGGTTTACCGACCTGTGGGACACCGTCTCCGGCGCATTCGGAGCCGGCCGCGCAGCCGGCCAGGGCGCCCACGCGGAGGGCGGCATCATGTACGCCCCGCACACGGCACAGGTCGCAGAGGACGGTCCGGAGGCCATCATCCCCCTGGGGAGCGCAGACCGATCCCGCGGCCTTGCCGTTTGGGAGCAGGCCGGCGACCTTCTTGGCGTCGGCAGCAGGGACACGGGCGTCAACATCAACCCGGTCGGCAGCAATGACGACGGGCGGACGGAAACACCCCCGGACGGGGGCCAGGGAGGCCCACAGAGCGACGACGACGGCGACAATGCCCCTGTATTCGTTACGACGGGAACTGGCGGCAGAGGGCCGCAGGGAGCCCCAGAGGACAGCCCGATCAACGTGCCGGTCAACATCGAGATCAACCCGGAGATCGTCATCCAGGGCACCGAGGGAATGAGCCCGGACGATGTCGTCCGCATTCTCAAGGAGCGCATCCGGGAGCTGGTGGACGACATCAGCGACGAAATGGCCGAAAGGCTGGCCAGGGTATTCTCCAACATGCCATTGAAAGGAGGCGCGTAAAGCATGGCGGAAATGGTCTACATCACCGAATTGGACACCGGCACGCGGATCGCGCTGCCGTTGCCGCCGGAGGCGGTCAAATGCAAGTCGGACAGCAAATTCATCACCTACAACATCATCAGCGTGGGCGAGGTCAAGCTGCCCAACGGCGAGAAATTGGTCAGGTTTTCATGGAGTGGCCGCCTGCCCGGCGCGTCCATGCGTCACATGCGAATGGTCAGCGCGTCGGACTGGCGGAGCCCGAAAGAAATCCAGGGCATTTTTTCCAGGTGGAGGAGATACGGCAAGAAGCTCCGGCTCCTGGTCACGGGGACGACGATCAACCACGACGTCTACCTGGACAGTTACACCGTGGACAATTCCAAATTGGACACCGTGGAATACAGCATCAGCTTCAGCGTTGCCAAGGACATCCTGGTCTACACGACGACGGAGCTGAACATCGAAAACACAACCCAAAAGACCACCACGGCGACAACCAACGAAAGAGCCGCCTCCGCGGAGGCGGCCGCGGCCACGCCGCAAAAAACCACGTACACCGTCAAGGCCGGCGACACGCTCTGGGTGATCGCCAAGAAATTCCTGGGCAACGGGTCGAGATACCCCGAAATATATGAGCTCAACAAGGCCATCATCGGCCCAGATCCCAACCTCATCTACGCCGGCCAGGTTTACACCATCCCGGCGTAAGGAGGGCCCGGCATGATCAACATCGCAAAATTAACATACCGGGCCTATGCCATCCTGGCGGACGGCAGACAGCTCAACATCACCGGGGCAATGACCGCCGGCGGGTGGAACGAAAGCGAGGGAGAGATCAGCACGCGGACGACCATGACGGTCGCAAACGTGAAATTTGAGGGAAAGCCCCTCTCCTCCGTCATCCCGCCCGGCACGATCATCGCCATCACGGCGGACGCCGGGGGCGGCGAGAAAGAGGTCGCCCGCGGCTCCGTTGACGATTGGAGCCCATCCCGCAGCAGCGGAGGAAACAGCCTCACATTGACGGCATACGACGAACTTTACAACCTGCAGCAATCCCAGGATGACCGATACATCCCGGCCGGCACGGGGACAAAATCCGCCATCATGGCCGTGTTTTCCGATTGGGGCGTCCCGGTCGGAGAATACAAGGGCCCGGACAAGCCCCACGCCAAGACCATCTTCAAGGCGCAGTATTTGAGCGACATTATTTTGTCACTCCTGGACGACGCGGAGAAGCACGGCGCCGACCATTATGTGGTCAGGGCGTCCGCCGGCAAGGCGAGCATCCTGCCGGTCGGGTCGAATGAGGACATCTACCATTTTTCCGATGACAACAACGTGACCACGACCTCCGACAAGATCACGACCGCGTCGCTGGTCACGCGGGTCAAGGTCATGGGATTGTCCGACGCAGACGGAAAAGCGGCCCCGGAGGCCATCGTGGACGGCCTCACGCAGTACGGCATCCGACAGCGGATTTACAACCGCAGCGCAGACGACACCCTGGAGACAGCCAAGGCAGCGGCCCAGGCCATACTCGACGAACAAGGGCGGCCGGAGCGCAGCTCGACCTTGGTGGGGCCGGACGTGCCATTCATCCGCAAGGGCGACATGGTACACCTGGACACCACCGCATTGTCGGGCTATTTCATCATCAAGAGCATCAACCACAACATCACCAACCGATCCATGACCATGACCGTCGAGCCGGCCGCGGAGGAGCCGCTGCAGACGTCAGCGACGCCCACGCCGGTCGAGGAGCCGGGCAAGCAGCAATTCCAGGTCGGCGACAAGGTACGGGTCAGGGACGGAGCCCGGACATTCAACGGAGAGACCACGCTTCAGTCGTGGTGCTACAATTTCACGTTTGACGTGATCCAGGTCGGCGGAAAAGGGCTGTCGGATGACCGCATCGTCATCGGCATCGGCAGGGCCGTCACCGCGGCCATGAATGCCGCGGATCTATACCCAGCATAAGGAGGGAACGACGTGGACGAAGAAAGCAACCAGGGCATGAACAAGCTGGCCCGCATCATGCAAGAGCGCATGAAGAAAAACCAGGACGCCAACGGCGCCCTGGTTTTGGATTTTGGGACGATCCAAAAGGACATGAGCCTCAAAACCAACACCTTCGCCATCCCGATCCCGCAGGCGGACTACCACGTCGCCCGGCAGCTCACGCTCGGCCCCACCGGGTCGGTTTTGACCAACACAGGCACCCAGGGCACCCATGGGGGCCACATCAGCGGAAGCGGCGCCCACAGTCACACCATTGTCGTCCCGGAGAAAATGCGGAGCATCAAGCCAGGCGACCGCGTGCTGGTCGCCTGGGTGCAAAGTGAGGCCGTGGTCATTGACGTCGTCCTCCGCGGGACTCAGGTGTAAAAGGAGGGCACCGCATGGCAGATAAACAGCTTTACCCCGTTTTCGACGTGCCGGAGATCAACACCCCGGCCCAGCCGGAGCGGGAGCATTACCGCCCTTCCGTGTTTTTCGACTTCACGGCCGGAGATTTCACGCGGGACGGGGCTAATCGCATGGTCGAGGCATCAGGGAAAGAGGCATACATGCAATGGTGCATGAAGATCATCGCCACCGAGCGGGACGCCTTCCTGGCGTATTCCACCCGCATCGGGACGGAAATGGAGTATGCAGCCGCCCAGCCGGATCATGCCAGCGTGGAGGCGTCGGTCGAGCGCACGATCATCGAGGCGCTCATGGTCAACCCCAAGACCGAATACGTCCGCGAATTTGAGTTTTCCTGGGAGGGCACAAGCCTTTTCGGGACGTTTGCAGTAAAAGGCCGCGACCTGGATGAAATCCGGCTCACCGTGGCAATGGAAACCAGCTAAAGGAGGTGAAAAAATGGCAATCGTAAGGCCAACCTTTACGCCGCCCCCGTGGTACAGAGGCGAGACGGCGGAGCAAATCCAGGCTCGCATGATGGAGGCTCTGCCGGCAGACATCGACAACGTCGAGGGCGGCTTCCCGTATGATTTCACCATGCCGACAGCATTGGAGGAGGACGAACTGATCAATTTTATTTTGATCGAGACCCTCAAGATCATGTTTCCGGCGTGGTCATACGGCCAGTATATGGACTACCACGCCGCAGGCGTCGGCCTGACGCGCAGGGCGCCAAATCACGCCTCCGGCACCATCACCGTCACCGGCGTCCCCGGCACCCAAATCCCGGCCGGCACCATCTTCTGCGTCCCCGCGGTCGGCGATACGCCGGCCATCGAGTACGCCACAGACGCACTGGCCGTTATCGGGACACCAGACCCCGGCGAGGATTACGGCACCGTTGACATCAGCGTGACGGCCGTGGAGGGCGGCATCGACGGCAATGTCGCCGCCGACACCATCGTCATCATGGCGTCGCCGATCACCGGCGTCGTGAGCATCACCAACCAGGACGCCATCACCGGCGGCACCGTGGAGGAGACGGACGACGAACTCTATGAGCGGATCGTCCTGCAGGAACAGAGCGCCGGCGAAAGTTACGTCGGCTGCGACGCCGATTATATCCGCTGGGCCAAGGAGGTCAGCGGCGTCGGGACGGTTTTGGTCGATGCACAGTATGAGCAAGACCACCCCAACTGGGTCAAATTGATCGTGCTGGACAGCAACGGGCAGCCCGCCAACGCCTCCATCCTTTCGGCCGTGTACGACCATATCATGCACCCCGGAAACCGCGCCATCGAGCGCCTGGCGCCCGTGGGGGCCATTTTGGTCGTCGTGGCACCCGGCGACGATTGCAAGCTGGACATCGTCGTCACCGGCCTCCAGACGGAGGGCGTCGCCACCGCCGCGGACATCGCCGCACGTTTCAAAACGGCCCTCGATACGTATTACATCGAGGCTAAGGAGGAGGGCGCGGTCAAGTGGAACAGGCTCCACGCCATCTTCACCGACACCGAGGGCGTGGCCGATTTTACGGCCATGACCGTCAACGGCGACACCGCCAACATCACCATCGACGCAGACGACTACCCCGTGACCAATTCCATCACCATCGACGGCACCATCTACTACCCGGAGGAGGATTAAACAATGAGCGATTTCGACATTGAGCATTTCCCGACAAGCCCGACGGCGTTGCGGATGATGTCCAGGATTTCGCCCATTTATGACCGCTCCTATGTTGGCAAGTGGATTTTCCAGGTGATGGGCCTGGACATGGACGACGTCCGGCTCCGTTTCGAGGAGCTGCGCCTGCAGGCATTCCCGGAGACCGCCACATGGGGCCTGACGTATTGGGAGCAACGCTACGGCATCACCCCATCGTCCACCCAGACGTTGGAGGAGCGCCGCCGGGCCGTCCTGTTGAAGCGAAACTCGCGGGAGCCCATGAACCCGGCCAAGATCGAGCACATCATACAGACCATGACCGGCATGTCGGCCAAGGTCACGGAAAACGTGGCGGATTACACCTTCGCCGTGGAGATTTTCAGCGACGGCAGCCCCATCGACTTCGACGCGGTTTTTTCCAAATTGAAGCGGATCAAGCCCAGCCATCAACGGATGATCCTCTACATGTCCGCCAACGCCACCATCAGGATCAAGCCGGCGCGGGAGGCGTACACATTCCCCTACCGCATGGCCGGCACGTACCCACAAACCAACATCGTCGGCGTCCTGCAGGACGCGGAGATCGACATCGAGACCGCAGGAACGGCCACCGGCTTCACGTACCCCCTCACGGGCGAGTATGTCGCCGGCACGTTTCCGCAGACGAACATCACGGCGGCCATCACGGACGACGGGATCACGGAGGCCGTGACCTCCTCGTTTGCATCCTTCGATTACCCGCTCTGCGGAGACAGCGACGCAACCTAAACCACCAAAATCAAGGAGGGCCCCAAATATGGCATACGACGAAATCATGGAGGGCACGCGGCAGCAGAAAGCGGCGCGGAATTACATTCTGGACGGCATTGACGACCTGGTGAAAATCCCGACCGAGAAAACCGGCCCCGGCTCCATGGCAATCATCCCGTCCATTGGCAAGGTGTACTTTTTGACGCCGTCCGGGACGTGGACGCCCTACGGGGTGGACGAATGAGCACCGCGCAGACAAGCCAGCTCCTGACCGCCCTGGCCATCGGGAGCAAATGGCCGGCGTCGATCAGATTGCTCTTTGTGGCATTGGCCGCAAAGGGCATTTTTATCACGCAAATCCGCATCAGGGCATCCGCAGAAACCACCCCTTTCAGTTATCCGCTTTGCGGAGACGATACCGACAAATAAGGAGGTCACAACATGGCAGGCATTCTGACCAACGCGGCCCTTCTGGGCTACAAACAGTACACCGAGCGGGTCATCGCATACGCCCGGTACAAGGTCGGCAGCACCTACTACAAAACCGGCAAGCCGGAGATCAACATCCAGGCGGACGGGACGATCACCGCGGACATCATCATCGACAATTCCGTGGGCACGTCCATCACCGTCTCCGAGCTCCAGCTTTGGGACATAAACGGGAATTTGTGGGCAAGCAAAGGCGAGGCCATCACCCGCAGCAGCGTCCAGGAGGGCATCCTCTACCGGTTTAGATTTACCATCACGGAGGCGTGAGAAAGGAGGTGAAAACCAATGTATAACCAGACCGAATGGAAGGATCACGTCACCCAATACCCCAATCGGCGCCGGATCACAGACAACGGCGACGGCACCTCGGACGTCGTCAAGGATCAGGGCGAGGTCATCCAGCAGGGCACGGCGCAGAGCGCCACCAACTTCAACAATGAGGAGGAGGGCATCCAGGACGTCACCATGGCGGCCCAGATTCTCCTGGTGGGCAATTTGCAGCAGCAGCGGCAGAACGACGCCCACCTGGAGAAGATCGACTCCGAGGTTTTGGGCGAGGCCAAGACCGTCACCCTGACCAACACGGCGGCCTACCCGTTCAATTCCACCATGGACAACCCCGTCACCGTGGCGTTGTCCACGACCCGCAAAAACCTGTTTTATACCGTCGAGGCGGAGATCACGGCCCACACGGGCGAGGTCGGCGACATCCACATCACCGACAAGGCCCTCAATGGCTTCAAGGTCAGTTTTGACGGCAGCGCGTCCAGCGTGACGCTCACATTGAGAGTAAAAGGAGGCATGACCTAAATGGCAAACGAGAACACCATCCAGATCGTCGAAAAGAATGAGGGCACCAAGATCGCCGTGGAGCAGCGCGGCAAAAAGATCGCCTTCGGCGACGATGACCTGACCATCCGCTGCGACAACCGGCAGCGGGACATCCCCGTCACCGTTGACGTGTGCGCGGATGACAACAACAACCTCGTGATCGGCGTGGGCGTGGGCCGCTATTACGTGGCCCAGGTGGAAATCCCCGCCATTCAGTACACCGAGGTCGAGGAGGGCGGAGAGACCCACATGGAGCCCGTGCCCCTCGATATGGGCGACGTCGTCGTCGTGCTGTGGAGCCTGGACGACCTGACGCCCACCATCCAGTAAAAGGAGGACAAAACAATGGCTAAATTCGATAACGTCGCCCTGGCCGTCAAGGCCGTCTACCCCACCAATGAGGTCGTCGCCGACGACAAGGGCCTCCCCAGCGTGTACGTCCGTCGGGCGTCCAAGACCCTGGCGGCCCTCATGGGCAGCCCGGAGGCGTCCATGAAAGCGACCAAGGCATACACCGCCGGGCAGTACATCAGCGTCGCCGGCGTCCTGTATAAGGCCACCACGTCCATCGCGTCCGGCGCCACCCTGACCGCCGGCACCAACGTCGCAGCCATCGCCGGCGGCAGCACCATCCACCCGGCCTTCAAGATCAGCAACAGCGAAAAGGCCAGCCTGTGCTTCGGCAAATTCCAGGGCGTCATCCACAACAACCGGCTGTATTCCCTGCCCGGAGAGAATCCGGCCAGCAGCAAAGACCTCGACGCATTCACAACGTATGGCCGGAACAAGGGCCCCGGCCACCATGAGATCACGGCCGCAGAGTGGGCCTTCCTGGCCCTCCTGGCCAAGCGCAACGGGACGCAGCCCTGGGGCAATAACAACTACGGGAAAGACAGCCGGGAGACCGATTACATCGCCATCCCCAAGACGTGGAGCTCCGGCCAGATCAATCACGTCGCCACCGGCACCGGCCCCATGAAGTGGAGCGACGACGGCACCATGGCCGGCATCTGGGATCTGAATGGCAATGTTTCCGAGTGGGTCATCGGCGTCCGCCTGGTTTATGGCGAGCTGCAGGTCATCCCGTGGAACGACGCCGCCGATCCCGAAACCGCCCTGGGTGCGTCGTCCACCGCATGGAAAGCCATCAACGCCCAGGCCACCGATTACGATGACCTCTTCATCGAGCCCAACGGCAGCGGCACCACCGCCAACAGCGTCAAGCTCGATTACATTTCGAGCCATTGGGCCTGGATCAGCGGCACCATCAGCAGCCAGAGCGACAGCTCCAGAAACGCGGCGTTTGCATCCACGACCATCGACGCCAGCGTTTCCGATTTTGCGGCCCTGTACCTCCGCGCCATGGCTCTGGCGCCGGAGCCCGGAGACACGGACTACGAGGGCGATTATTTCTACGCCAACAACGGCGCCGCGGAGCGGTGCGCGGATCGCGGCGGGAGCTGGAGCCACGGCGCCAGCGGCGGCGTGTTCTACGTGAGCTTCGGCAGCCCGCGGTCGAGTTCCTACGCGAGCGTCGGCGGCCGCCCCGCTTATTATGAGTAAACCGTAAACTGATCACAGACAAACTGACGGGGCCCGCGGGAGCGGGCCCCTATTTTTCGGAGGATTGCATGGAATACACACGGAACAGGCAGCAGACGCCCAAGGATTACGGCGGCAGCTACACCCCGCCGGACGAATCAGCCGGCCAAGAGCCGGAGCAGCCCCGCAAATTCGTCCTCAAGGAGAAAATCCGCGAAATGATCCAGTACGGGCTCCCGTTGGTGGATAAATTCCCGCGCCGAAACCGCAAGCTGGCCGACATCATGCGCGACAGTATGCTCGAAATGTACCGGCTGGCGACCCGATTGGAGCGCAAATATTACAAAAAGACCACCATCGAAGATTTGGACATCGAGCTGGCCGTCCTCAAGGAATTCGTCATCATCGCATCGGACAAGGATTTCTACCGAGGAACGCGCACAGCCGGGCCGGATCAGGGTGCCGCCCAGGATCAGAAAGCCAAGGGCTTCGCCCCGCCGTTATCCATGCACGAAAGAGAAGTCTGGAGCAGGTACAACAAGGAAATCGGCAGCATGATCGGCGGGTACAAGAAAGCGTTTGAAAACAGGGGCCTCCCGAAATAGGAGGCCCCTGTCGTAGGGAACGGGCCATTATAGTCGGTCAGCCGGTGCGCGAATCGCGGCGGGAACTGGAACAACGGCGCCAACAACGGCGTGTTCTACGTGAACTTCAACAACCCGCGGTCGAATTCCAACACGAACATCGGCGGCCGCCCCGCTCTGCCCCCTGCCGGATATGAGTGCGGAGCGCCCACGGGCATCCGCAGGCGCAGGGGTCAAAGGGGCCCGTTAGCCGTCCCGGACGGGAGGAAACCATCCGGGAAAAATGGGTGTAAGCTGCGAAAACGGTCGGCGGGCGGCCAAGCACAAACCCCGCGGCCGTCCCGACCGAGGCGGCAACGTCACGCGCAGATCGGAAGATAGTTTTATGAGTGAAAAGCAAGTCATCAGCGACGCCTTCTTGCAGATCACAGATTATTCCTGGTTAGAGGACGCCTACCGGCACGCCCGCAAGGCGAAGCGATACCGCAATGAATTCCTTTCGTTTGGCAACGACCTCGACGCGAATTTGTTGACCATCCAAGAGGAGATCAGGGCGGGCACGTTTGTTTTCGGGCCGTATCGGCGGCATTGGGTCTACGTGCCGAAAAAGCGGCTGGTCATGGCGCTGCCGTGCCCCAGCCGGATCGTCCAATGGGCGATATACCTCCTGTTAAATCCGTTTTACGACCGCATGATGATCGAGGACAGCTTCGCCTGCCGTAAGGGCAAGGGGAGCCTGGCCGCGGCAAAGCGGCTTCAATATTGGATGCAGCAGGCGGAGGGAAAACCGGGGCAATGGTACTACCTGAAATTGGACATTTCCAAGTATTTTTACAGGATAGACCACGCCGTCCTGTTGGGGATTTTGGCCGACAGGATCACTGACCCGCGCCTCATGGCGTTGTTGGAAATGATCATAAATTGCGACGGCGAGAAATTCGGCCTGCCGCGGTTTATGAGCCCCGACGACGTCGATGAATTCGACTGGCTTGACGACGTCGGAATGCCCATCGGCAATTTGACGTCGCAGTTGTTCGCCAACATTTACCTCGACCGTTTAGATCAGTTTTGCAAGCACACCCTTCACATCCGTCATTACGTCCGATACATGGACGACGTCATCATTTTGGCCCCATCAAAGGAGGCCGCCCAGGCATACCTGCAGGCCATCGCGGCGTTTTTGTTGGACGTCCTGCACCTGGATTTGAATGACAAGACCGCCATCCGGCCGGTCGGCCGCATCGAATTCGTCGGTTTTATGGTCACGGCGCGGGAGCTGAAGCTCCGCAAGGCCACCGTCCGGCGGATCAAGGAGGCCATGCGGGCCATCAGTCGAAAGTTGTTCACGGGCAAAATGACGCGGGAGGAATTCGACAGGCGCGTCGCATCGTACAAGGGAATGATTCAGCATTGTACCAACGCCAACCTCCGCACCCGATTGAATGAAATATACCTGCACGCAAAAGAACGCTATGGAGGCAGCGCGAAAAATGAGCCATTTGCAGATCATTCAAGAGTTATCGGAGATCGTGGAGAAACAAAACCACATCATCAGGGCGCAGGCGGAGAGCCTGCACCAAGTCGGCGCCATGTGCCTGGAGGAGGAGACCGCGGAGGTCAACGACCGCGTCAACCGGCTCCTGGGTAACATCGAGGCGTCCGGCGAAACGGATTAAAGCCGCAGCGACGGAGAGGAGGAACAGACATGCAAAGGATCATGTTTTGGATTTATGACCGCATCTTCGGGGCGTCGATTGACCGCCTGCTGCTGGCTGCAAGAGAGGACGCGGCAACAGAAAATGACGATTGACACCATCATCAGCGTGGCGGTCAGCGCCGTCGTTTCCGGCCTCATTTCCGGCGTCGCCCTCAAGTATGTCACCCGGTATTTTGATAAAAAGCTGGAGGCAGAGGAGGCCCGCAAGAAAGAGATCGAGAAGCAGCGGCACGCTCGCACCGTCGCAGAGGCCAACAGACGCCGCGCAGCCGGCCGGCTGTTCTTTTGGCTTCACCACGCCATTGTGAAGCCGCCCCCCAACGGGGAGCTGGAGAAAGCAATGGAGAGTTACACCCAAGCGGAGGACGCCCAGAAAGCCCTGGAGCAGGACATCCTGGCGTCGATTGAGGAGGGCCGGAAATGAGAGCACAGCACAAAAAGCGCATGGAGGCCAGCAAGAGGCTCCTCCTTTGCGCCGGCATCATCTTCGCCGTTTCGGTCGCCATCGGCACCATCGCGGCCATCGTCGGAGCCGATCCGACGTTTTTCATGGCCGTGATCGGGATCACCGGCGGCGTTTTCGGCTCCGCCATTGTTTCGTATGAGAACAAGGCGAAAATGGAGAACGTCGTCAAGATCAAAATGGCAATCATCAAATTCCGCCTGGCCATCCAGGGCTACCTGACCCCGGAGCAGATCGAACAGGTGGAGATCGACATCCAGGCCCTGGAGGCGGCCATCGACGGCAAGATCGACGACACCGTCGCCCAGGTCGTCAACCAAGACCCGGACATCCCGAATTTTTGAGCATTGGAGGGAAAAACACAATGACAGAACAGCAGCTTCGGCAGCACGTCTGCGACATCATCAACGGGTGGATCGGCGCCACCAAGGGCAGCGCCAAGCACCTGGAGATTTTGAAGATTTACAACGAATACCGGCCGCTGGCCGTCGGGTACACCGTCAAGGTCACGGACGCCTACTGCGCCACCACCGTCTCCGCGGCGTGGATCAAGGCCGGGATCGCCCCGTACACCGGGACAGAATGCGGCGTCGGCCGCTTCATCAGGATCGCCCAGGATAAGGGCACCTGGATCGAGAACGACGGCTACGTGCCCAAATTGGGCGACGCCACCGTGTACGATTGGGAGGACTCCGGCGTGGGCGACAACCGCGGCAGCGGCGACCACATCGGCATCGTCACACAGACCGGCAGCTCTTCCTTCGTCGTGACGGAGGGCAACACGTCCGGCGGCAAGGTCGCCACCCGGACGATGCAGGTCAACGGCCGATACATCCGCGGCTTCATCGCCCCCGATTACGCAGCCATCGCCAAGGCCTTGGGCGGCGAGACCATCCCCACCGAGAACGACCCCGACACCACCACCAAGAGCATCGAGGAGATCGCCAAGGAGGTCATCGCCGGCAAGTGGGGCAACGGCTCCGAGCGCAGGACGCGCCTGCAGGCCGCCGGGTACGCATACAGCACCGTCCAGGACAAGGTCAACGAGCTTATGGACGCCGCGTCCGGCGGCTCCTCTACCCCCGCAGCGCCGGCCCAGCCGGCGGAGGAGCCGGTCAAAAAGGCCATGTATGCGGAGAAATTCGACCGCGGGATCGCGGGCGCGTACACCGTCAACGCCACCGCGGGGCTGAACATCCGCTACGGCCCCGGCACCGGGTACGGCATCATCAAGGCCATCAGCAAGGGCACCAAGGTCAACAACTACGGGTATTATTCCATCCGCGGCGGCGTGAAGTGGTATTATATCCGTTGCGGCGCGACCGTGGGCTTCGTTTCGTCCGTATATCTGACCAAGGCGTAAGCCGGGAGGAACACATGGAAATCATCAACAACATCCACATCATCATCGCGGCCGTCGTCCTGATCCTGGCCGACCTGGCCGCCATTTACAAGGCCGTGGACGTCATCATCAAGCGGGTCAAGGCCACCCAGCAGGCCAGCGCGGAGGAAAAGGCGGAGGCCAAGGAGGCCATCAAGGAAAACCTGCTGCAGATCATCTTCGGCCTGGTCGCCGACGCGGAAAAGGAGCTCGGCGGAGGCACCGGCAAATTGAAGTCGGCCAAGGTCGCCGCCTGGGTGTATGACAAAATCCCGGACGATTTGAAGCCTCTGTTTTCCGCGGAGGAAATCCAGGGCATGATCGACAACGGACTCGAAAAGGCCAAGGAATACTGGAAGAAAAACAGCAAGGCCCGCGAATACATCGACAGCGGCACCCTCCCCCTGCTGGCCGGCGAAATTGAAACGACAGCCCCGGCCGCCGGCGTGGACGTGGAGGAATTCGTCAAGGCGGTCGGCGACCGCATCGGCGAGGCCATCGCCAAGGCCGCAGAATCGTCCCAGGGCGGCAGCAAGGCCCCGGAGGATAAAATCCCCGCCGACGGCCAGATCGTCGCAGCAGCGGCCCAGGACGGCCCCACAGAGGCCAAAACGGAGCCCTCGGCGGAGTAACACCGCAGCATTGACCGAGGAGGAGCCCGCGGAGGGAAAAATCTTTCCGTGGGCCCTCTTTTTTTGCTTGACTTATAAACCGCATCGGTTTATAATTGAGGCAAGACAGGACAAGGGAGGGCCACAAAATGCAGGTCACGACAATCACGATCACCAACACCTTCGGCCAAAAAGAACGCCGGGAGGCCCGCGTCGTCCACAGCGTCCGGGACATCCCCGTCGGCCTGGGCAAGATCGGCGTCGCCAACGGTTACACCATCTGGGCAGATCGGGCCCCCAAAATGATCGAGTACGCCAAGAGAATCTACGCCGTGAAAGGATAAGGAGGACGAAATCATGGCAAGCATCAAATTCATCGAGCAGAGGATCGCCGGCAAGGAAAAGGAGCTGGAGAAGCTCACGAAGAAAATGGCCCGCATCGAGGCGGCCCAGGCGTCCGGGTGGGAGAAAAACCCGTATTATTACGACGAAAGCGACCTGCGCCGCACCGGCCGCGACATTGAGGACGTCAAGGCTGCCCTGGCCGAATATCAGGCGGAGCTTCAGACGGCCACCGAAAAGGCCAACAGCCGAAACGTCACCGCCATCCTGGAGTTTTTGGAGGGGTGGAAAGCCCGCTGCATGGAATTCTACGGCCGCGGCCTCCGGGAGGCGTTCGACGAAAAGGCAGCCATCCGGGCCATGGGCGAAAAGGTCAGCGGGCTCCGCTGGGGAACGCCGGAGCACAAAGCAGCAGAGGACGCCTACACCGAGGCGCACAAGAAATACCTGGAGCGCATCCGCGGCAGGTATGAACGCCAGACGGCAGAGAGAGGCGGCCGGAAGTACACCGTTGACGTCAAAGTCAAGGAGGGCGACCTGGAATATATCGCCCACCTCATGCGGGGGAGTTATGAGGAAAGCATGGAGCACCTGCAGGCCGATCTGAATGAGGAGGCCAACCGCAAGTATGACTTCATCATCGAGCGCACCAACGCCATCGTCGGAGAGATCACCGACGCTGCCGGCCTCAAGGTCGGAGCCAAGGGAGACCTCAACGGGTACATCATCGGCGTCAAGGGCCGCGCCAAGGTGCAGACCATCGGCGCCGGAGGGTACAACATCCAATGCTTCCACTTCCGCACCCTAATCAACGCAGCGTAAGAAAACACCGGCCGGGGGCTTCGGCCCCCGGCGCATCCAGAGGAGGGACACACATGGCAAGCATCAAGACGTACAAGGCCCTGGTCGATCAGATCATCGCCATCAAGACCCAGGACGACGTCAACAAGGCCAGCGCGGCCATCGACAACGCCTACCAGCACGGCGAGAAGATTACCGCCGCCGACAATACCCAGCTGTACCGGCTTCTTTCCCGGATCAGCGCGACCATTTGAGAGGAGGACGCACACATGACCCGCACCCATTTCACCATCAGCCAGGACGGCCAGCACATCGGCTCCACCCCCATCACAGAGCAAGCCGTCAACGCCGCCAAGACCCGCGCAGCAGAGACCGGGCGGGACGTCTCCGTCGTCGCCCATTATACGGACGCGGAGGATCGGGAGGTCATCTTCCACCCCGACGGCACCAACGAAAAGATCTGGGCCATCGACAAGGGCCAGCGCATCGAGCCCATCGTCGGCCAGGTTTACACCAACAGAGGCGGCGGCCGTTTCAGGTGCGTCGCCACGTCGGCGGCCGGCCCCATGTTTTGGAACGGCGCCGGCGGATGCAGCAACGCCTCGGCCGTTTTCCAGAATGTCGAGAGCGGCTGGACGTTCACCGCCAAGGGCATCCTTCAATTCATCGACGGGACAATCGAATGGGATCACAGCATCGACGGGCATTTTGAGGAGGTAAGAGCATGAGCGGAAAGGAATTGATCAACAGCATCCCGGAAAGCCACCGGCACACCATCGAGGTCTACAGCGACCTCATCGCCCAGCGCACGATCCGAAACGACAAAGCCGGCGCCGACGAGTACAGAAAAATGCTCCGCGGGTATTTGACCTGCATGAAAGACGCCAGGATGATCACCGAAACCGGCCGCGGCTTCCTGCAGTTGTGGTATGGGTCGGATCGTGTGCGCGTCCAGATCAGAGAGGGGGCGGTCAAATGATCCGTTATTTTTTCCACGACGGCAGCCTGTTCGTATATCCGCATTATGCGGGAGCGACCGACCTGCAGCAGATGATCGACCTGGCCAGGGCGGCCGCAGTCGAGGCGATGACCAAAGCCGGCGCGGCCCACGCAGTCTATGCCGTGAAGCATTACGACAAAGAAACCGGCCTCCTGTGCGAGGCGGACATCTACTGCCCCGCCGTCGTCCTGGATGATGACGAATTCTACAAGCGCACGGACGCGGAGGCCAAGGAACACCCCGGATGTTATATCCTGGCCGCCCACGCCCACGCATGAGGAGGGGCGGCCATGTCGTACATGTTCTGCGAGGATTTGACCGAGGCCGTGGCCTTGGAGGCCCAGGCGAAAAAAGAGGCGGCGGAGCTCCTCCGGGAGCTCCCCGCATTCATCACCGCGCCGGCCGGCGCCATCGGGATCAGCGTGCAGCGCGTCCATTATGCCGCGTGCTGGGCCATCGAAGCCGACCTGACCTGGAACGGCGAGGCCATCCGACATTATGAGGCATTCGACCTCCTGGTGTTGGATTTGACCGCGTTGGAAATGAAAGCCATGCTGCAAAGCGGCGTCACGGAGAGGAGGGCGTCGGATGGATGAAATGGAGGGCTGCCCGTTTTGCGGCGGCAAGGTCACGCCATGGGACACCGGCTTCGGCGTCATCAGCGTCGTCGAATGCAAGACCTGCAGGACGCGCTTCGTGTTTCCGTGGGACAGGAAAGGCAACGACCTTTTCGAGTTTTGGAACAAGAGGGCCGCACCGGCCAGAAAGGAGACGACACCATGAGCATCAACCCCATCGACCTGGGCAACATCGACGCCCTGCCGTGGCAGGATTTCGAGGCCATCAAGATCGAGGCCCAGCGCATCCGCCGGGATCTGGCGACCGCCGACGAATTGATCAAGGACGCCATCGCCAGGTATAAAAAGAAAAAGCTCTCCGCCCGCAGCAAAAAGCAGGCGGAGGAGCTGGCCACCATGTTCGTCGATTTGGAGGGGTACGACAGCCCCGACGACATCCAGGACGCCTACGGCTACGAAAGCATCACCGAGCGGGAGCGCGACCGGCTCATGAGCCTGTGGGAGGCCAGAGAGCAGGCCAGGCACAACAACGGCATCTTCGCCGACCGCGTGATCGAAATGCTGGAGATCGCCCGCAGGGTCATCGGCGACAAATACCGGGACACCCTCGACATGGCTGACACGATGCAGCACGTGGCGGATCAGCAGAGGGAGCAGCTGACGCGGGAGAAATGGGAGGGCAGCAAATGAAGATGACAGAGGCAGAGGCAAAGCGCGGCCTTCACATTGCGGCCGTGATTATGCAGGCCGCGGGCCTGTGCAGATATGACAGCCCTCTCCAATGCCGGAGGTTTTACCCGCCGACGGACGACGACTGCGTGGATTGCATCGAGAAATGGCTCCTGGCGAAAGCCCGCCGGGAGATCAAAAAAGAGGAGGCGAAACCGTGACGTATTTGGAGATTTTGAGCTGGGCCCGCAAGGGCCTGGCGGCCGAAAAGGCCAAGCTCCGGGAAATGCAGGACAAGGCCATCGAGGGCGGAGCCCGGAAGCTCATGGAGGCGTTTCAAGAGCAGATCGACGGCATTGAGGTCAAAGAGCAGACCCTCGACGACATCGAGGAGCTGCACAACAGAAAGTGAGGTAACACCATGATCGACATGAAAAAGAGGATCGCCGGCGCGTTGTTCGGCGTGGCCGTGGGCGACGCCCTGGGCGGCCCCGTGGAGTTTATGGGCCCGGAGCAGATCGCGGCCAAGTACGGCCGCCTGGACAGGATGGTCGGCGGTGGCTGGCTGTCCCTGGTGCCCGGAGAGATCACCGACGACACACAGATGACCCTTTGCGTGGCGGAGGGCATCGTCGAGGTCCCGGACGCCCCGGTCGAGGCCGTGGGCCGCAGGTTTATCGAGTGGGCCAACGCCGGCCCCAAGGACGTCGGCGCAGCGTGCGCCCACAGCATCCACAACGCCCAGAGAATCGGCGGAGTGTCCCCCAATGCGGAGCAATGGGAGGAGGCCGCAAAGGCCACACAAGGCAGCCAGGGCCGCCCTGTGGAGGGCAACGGGGCCCTCATGCGGACAGTTTACCCCGGCCTGTATTATCAGCAGCATCGGGCGGAGTACGTCGCCATGAAGATCGCCCAGATGACCCACGCCGGCCACAGGTCAACCGAGGCTTGCATTTTGTACTCCCGCATGATAAACTTATTAACAGCATCGGAAAGTCCGGCCGATGACGCCGAAGCCATGCGGAACATCCTGACGAATGAATGCTCCGCCGTATCGGAGTATTGGGACGTCATCATCGACGGAGAGATCAAGCCGGCATCCGGCGGCTGGGTCGTGGACGCCATGCGGATCGCCGTGGGCAGCGTAGCGACCACCGACTCCTTCCGCGAGGCCGTCGTCACGGCCGTCAACCTGGGAGGTGACGCCGACACCAATGCAGCCATCACCGGCGGCCTTGCCGGCGCGTGGTACGGTTACGACGCCATCCCGGCGGAGTGGATCGCGGCCCTGGCCCCGGACGTCCGGGAGAAGTTGATCCGGCTTACCGATGCAGCCTACGAAGCGCGGAGGAGATAATCATGGCATACGGTCGCCCCATGAAAGGGAAATTTCGCCGCGTCCCCACCACCGTCCACATCCCGACGGGGACGCTCGACATCATTGACGACTACCTGGAGCAGCAGCCCGGCACCACGTCCCGGTCGGATTTCATCGTGGCGGCCATCGACGCCTATTTGAAGCAGCTCGGCCTGCAGGATGACGCCGGCGAGGTAACGGCGGAGTAACACCTGGGTCACAAGATTTTTTGCAGCCAATTCCGCCCGGAGGAAATGCAGGAAATACAGGCACACAAAACACCACGAAAAACGGGATAACACGGGCGGACAGCCCCCAACCATTGAATGGGAATAAAACGGCATTCCGCATAAATCCCGAATATCGTGCATAAAACCGAATAAAACAGGCCAAACGCCCCGGAATGAGTGCTTAAAAATGCACCGTTCCGGGGCGTTTTTCGTTTCGGAGTAACAAAAAGGTAACACGGGCTCAAAAATCGGGCTCCGGGGTCGGCGGATCGTCATCATCAGCCGGCGCCGGAGGAGCCGCCGCGGCCCGCTCCTGGTCGTACCGGTTTTTGAGGGCATCCAGGTCGTCGGCCAGGCGCTGGCCTTTGTCCGGGTATAAATGCGAATAGGTGCCCAGCGTGGTCGTGACCTTCTCATGGCCCAGGCGGTCAGCAATGAGCAGCGGATCGGCGCCGTTGTCCACCAACATCGAGGCGTGACTGTGCCGAATGTCATGCACGCGGATCAGTTTGACCCCCGTGCGGGCGCAGCAGCGCTTCAGCTGGTCATTGATCCACGATTTGGTGAACGGGAAAAGACGCTCCGCCGGGTCGTATTCATAGAGGCGGGCGGCGTAGTCCCGCAGCATATCCATCAGGAAAGCCGGGCAAGGAATAAAGCGCCGGCTTTTGGGCGTTTTCGGCTCCTGGATCAGATCGGCGCCGCCCAGGCGGGTATAGCTCCTGCGGATATGCACCCCGCCGCGGTCGAAATCCACGTCGTTCAGCGTGAGAGCCAGCAGCTCCCCCTCCCGCATTCCCGTCCAGAAAAGGACGTTAAAGGCCACCAAGGCCGTCGGATCGCCATCCATGCCGGCGATGAATCGGTCGAATTCGTCCAGCGTCCAGAAATCCATCTCCTCCGCGTTCCGTTTCCCCATGGAGCCGGCAGCCATGGCCGGATTGGAGGCCAGGCCGTAATACTGCACCGCATAATTGAAAATGGCCGTCATTTGATTATTTATCGTTTTCAGATAGGTCGGGGCGTACCCCTTCCCCATCAGCTCCGTCTGCCATTTTCGGATTTTGGTGGGCGTAATATCGACGACGTTTTGATCCCGGAAGTATGGCAGGATTTTCTTTTCCATGATCCACGTTTTATTTTCGTAGGTCGTAGGCCGCAGCCGCGCCTTGGCGTCGGCCATGTAGAGATCAACCAGGGCGCCGAAAGTCATGTCGAGAGAACCCGACTCCTTCGCCGTGTAATTCCGTTCATATTCCAGGGCGTCTGCACGGCGGGCAAAGCCGGCCTTTTTGATTTGTTTCCGTTTCCCTGTCCAGTCAGTCACCCGAAAGATGCAATACCATTTCCCGGTTTTGGGATTTTTATATACAGACATGACTCCTCCAGATCAGGACACCGGCGTCGTAAAGGCGGCCTTGCATTTCGGGCAAGTGATTTTCATGGTGCCGTTGGAGGCGGCCGCCTTCTTGTATCGGATCGTGTATTGAGCGGAGCAGGACGGGCAGGTCACGGAGACGTTGCCGAAACCGTTGGCCGCATCCGCAGCGGCGGCCCGCTTGGCCGCCACAGGTGCCGCAGCAGGATCAAAGGCCCCGGCGTTGTCCAGGACAATCTGACGGACGTGCAGCTCGTAGAGGACAAGGACGACGCCAACGACGCCGCCCAAAACCAAATTGACCACGCCCATGATGATCAAGCCGGTTTTGCGGCCCTCAAAGTACGGGACGACTCCGGGATTTCCCGGCACAATGTTTTTCGCATTCCGCAAGAACAGGATCGCGTTGACGATATTCCAGACGCCGGCCGCGGCCGTGTATAGTAAGGCGACCTGCACGACGCCCATGACCAACCACGCCACATTTACAATGATTTCGTTTTTTCGGACGCGGGCGGCCACGCCGCCGGGATCGTCCGGGATCGCCCTGGATGGAGCGGCCGCCGGATCTGCGGCAGCGGCGCCGCAGTATGAGCAAAAGGCCGCCCCGGCAGCAAGCGGCTTTCCACATTTCGCGCAGTACATAAGCATTTCTCCTTCATCCCCAGCGCCACGGAATGCCCAGGCGCCGGCATTCGCGTTTCAAGCGTTCTTTTCAAGAATCACAGTTTTCCCGGACGCGCCCTTCACGTCGTCCAAGGTTTTGATCGCCTGCAGGCAGCGCAGGGCCGAGGCCATCCCCTCATCAGAGAGGCCCTCCAGATACGAAAGCGCCTCCAGGTATGCCGGATTTACCGGCGGCAGGTCATCAGAGGGCCGCTCCGGCGCCGGCGTTTGGTCATCAGTCAGGCCGACAAGGAAATCAACGGAGACGCCGAAATATTGCGCGAATTTGCGCTGCATGTCGATGCTCGGCACCCGATCCCCGTTTTCATATTGTGACAATGTTGAATTTCCAATGTGAAGTTTTGCAGCAAGCTCCCGCTGGGTAAGACCATCGCGGGCCCGCAGAAATTTTAAGCGCGTGCCGATGACGTTTTGCATACGGCATCCCTCCCTGTTTCTCAATATGAGAAATTATAACACGTGTGTTTGCAGGATGAAATATGCAAAATGCGAAATGTGAAATTAGTGCTTGACTTTCACAAAATGAGAAGTATAATAATTATGTGAATCCTCGAAATGAGAGCAAAGAAAGGACGTGAGAGCATGAGACAGATTGAGGCCGTCAGGAAAGCCAAGGGCTACACCCAGGAATACGTCGCCAGCAACATCGGGGTCGCAACATCCAGCTACAACCAGTATGAAACGGGCGCCCGCAGCATCCCGGCGGACGTGGCGGAGAGGATCGCATCCGTTCTCGGCGTGGAAACCGGCGAAATTTTTTTGCCTGTAAAATTCACAGTTAGAGAGCAAAACGCGGTTTAATCACGGTTTGCAAAAGGAGGTCAGACCATGGGCAAGGAAGTCAAGAGGCCGGAGGCGCAGCCGAATCGGATGATCATGGTCGAGGAGGTCATGGACATCCTGCAGGTCAGCAAATCGACGGCGTACCACACCATGCAGCGGTTGAACAAGGAGCTGCAGGACAAGGGCTACATCACCCACGCCGGCCGCATATCCAGGGCGTACCTGATGGAGCGGTGCGGGCTTTAATACCATCAACACAAGAGGAGGACAACGAAATGGATTTCACAAGGACAGCGCGGGCGGCCATCGCCGCCACATTGATCGGCGCCGCGATGCTGGGGCTTACGGCATTTTCAACGGCCACGGATGAAAGCATCCAGGCCAGGGAGGCGGCCATCATCGCCAAGGCGGCCCAGGATCAGCAGCCGGCCGCAGCGCCGGAGACAGAGCTCCAGGCGGCCTTCGTGCCGGCCACGGAGCCGGAGGAGCCGGTCGTCGAGACCGTCCACCGGGAGGGTATTACATACCAGGGCATCGAGCCCAACGTCACAGAGGAAACCATGCCGGAGCGTGCGGGCTTCACGTATTACCCGGAGATCGGCCTGGACAAGGTCACGCAGGACTTCATATTCGTGGAGGCCGGCGAGGCCGCGGTCGATTACCGGCTTGTCCTGGCCATCATCCAGCACGAAAGCAACTGCGACCCCGACGCCATCAGCGGCACCGGCGATTATGGTCTCATGCAGATCAACAAATGCAACCACGCCTGGCTGGCGGAGAATTACGGCCTCACGGACATGTTAGACCCGCGGCAAAACATCATCGCCGGCATCACGATCCTGTCGCAATTATCCGTTTACGGGGACAGCACCGAGGCGGGCCTGCACAAAATCCTCATGGCGTACAACATGGGCCCAGGCGGCGCCGCGGAGGCATGGGCGGCCGGCAGATATACCAGCGAATACAGCCGGACAATTATGGACACGTGGAAAACCCTGACATACGGGGAAACCGAGAAAGGAGCGTAACACATGGAGATTATCGAGATCAGCAGAGGAGGGCAGCGAATGGACAGAAAGAGCCGGGAGAGGGTCAGGCGCGTCCGGGCAATCATCCAGATCGTGATCCTGGCGGCCAAGGCCGGCCTGTACGTCGGCACCGGCGTCGCCGTCAGCCGCGCCATCATTTGGGCGGCGGACATCACCAAGAGCCGGCTCCTGATCCCCGGCGGCGAGGTTTTCACGATCCCGTTGATCGTGGCCCTGCTGTGGGTCGGGTGGGCCCTTCGCGGCGACGTGGAGCAGGCCGTCCGGCAGTATCAGAGGAGGAGGCGAGAAAATGGGCGCCGTCAATGAGGAAAGCATCCGGGAGGAGGCTGCCTACATCATGGGTCAGGAATTGAGCGACAAGACCTGGGCGGCCGCGTATGAGCAGGCAAAGCAAAAGCTCCGCCACATCATCACCCATTTCGGGGATGCAGACGGAGCCCGCAACACGGTCAATTATATCGCCCAGCTTGTCGTCGAGGCCGTCCGGGCGGAGGCCATGGCGCAGTATTGCCGGGCCATGTATGAGGCAAAAAGCAAGGGAGCCGACACGAATGCCGACCCCCAAGGACACACCCACATCATACTGCAACCGGGCCAGAAAAGTCAAGGCCCCTGCGGCGTGACAGCGTAAGGAGGACACGCACATGAAGATCATCGACATCAGATTGACCAATTTCCAGGGCATCCCCTCCATGGTCATCGACCTGGGCGGCCACAGCGCCGCCATCTACGGCGACAACGGCACCGGCAAGACCACCATTTTCAACGCCATCACCTGGCTCCTGTTCGATAAGCCCAGCACCGGCGCCAAGAATTGGAGCCCCAAGACCCGCGGGGTCAACGGCGAGAAGCACAACCTGGAGCACAGCGTCGTCGCCACCTTCGTCCAGCAGGACGGCAGCCGCGTCACGTTGGGCAAGACGCTCCGGGAGGTTTGGAAGAAAAAGCGCGGCGCCGCGTCGGCGGAGTACACCGGCAACACCATCGACTACTACCTGGACGGCGTCCCGGTCAAGGAAAAGGAATACATGGCGGCGGTCGCCGGGTATTGCGGCGGCGAAGAAATGATGAAGCTCCTGACCATGCCGGATTATTTCCCGGAGGTCATGGAATGGAAAAAGCGCCGGGAGCTCCTTCTGGAGATTTGCGGCGACGTCACCGACGAAACCGTGATCGAGAGCACCCCCGACCTGATTGATTTGCCGACGTACCTGCTCAAGCCCGGCACCCTGGGCCAGTATTACACCGTGGAGGAATACGGCAAAATCGCACGGGCCCGCAAGACCGACATCAACCGGCAGCTCGACACCCTGCCCGACCGCATCGACGAAGCGGCCCGCGCCATCCCCGCAGATCTGCCGGACAAGATCACCCTGGAGGCGCGGCTTCACGCAGCGGCCCAGGCGACGGAGAAATGCCGGCAGCGGATCGCCGACATCCAGGCGGCCGCCGGAGGCACCGCCAGGGCCGCCCTGGCGACCGTACAGGCAGAGCTGTCCGAGGCCAAGGCAAATTATACCCGGAGCATCCAGGACGCCACAGCGGGCACGTATGAGGCCATGAGGGCCCTCGACAAAGAGGTCAGGGACGCGCAGCGCCGGGCGGACGACCTGAGAGCGGAGGCCGGCGTCACCCGCCGGAAAGCGGAACGCATGACGGCGCTCCGTGAGAGCATCCTGGCAGAGTACCGGGAGGCCGCGGCCAGGAAATTCGACCCCGACACCGAGACCTGCCCCACGTGCGGGCGCCGTCTCCCGGAGGATCAGATCGCGGCCATGCGGGAGGAATTCAACCAGCAGCGGGCCCAGCGCCTGGCAGCCATCAACGAGAGGGGCAAAAAAGAGGCCAACAAGGACATGATCGCCGACCTGGAGGCCAAGGCCGCCGAATACGACAAACAGGCGGAGACGGCCGACGGAGAGGCCCAGGCGGCCCAGGAAAAGCGGGCGGAGCTCGAAAAGGGCCTGGTTAGTTATCCGCCCTTCGAGACCACCGAGGAATACAGGGAAATCACGGCCAGGATCGAAGCCCAGCGCCGCGCCGCGGAGGATGCAGACCGGGGCCAGGCGGCGGAGATCGCGGCCGCCGACGCCGCCCTGCAGGAATGCCTGGGGAAAGAGCACGACATCCGGGGCCAGATCATCAACGCGGAGGCCGCAGCCAAGCAGCGGGCCCGCGTGGAGGAATTGGAAGCCCAGGAAAAGGCCCTGGCGGAGGAGTACGAAAACGTCGAGCGCGGCGTCTACCTGTGCGAATTGTTCACCAAGGCAAAGGTCGGGCTCCTCACCGAGCGGATCAACAGCAAATTCCGCAGCGTCTCCTTCCAGCTTTTCACCGAGCAGGTCAACGGCGGCCTTGCCGAATGCTGTGAGGTATTAGTCCCGTGCGACGGCGTTATGGTGCCCTACGCCACCGCCAACCACGCGGCCAGGGTCAACGCCGGCCTGGAGATCGTCGCCACCATCGCGGCGCATTTCGGCCAGGAAATGCCGGTCGTCGTGGACAACGCGGAGAGCGTCACCCACCTCATCGACACCAACGGCCAGGTCATTCGCCTGGTGGTCAGCGAGGCAGACAAGGCGCTGCGCGTCGAGGTCGCAGCATGAGCGGACAACCCACCAATGACGCCTCGGAGATCTTCATGGTCAAGGCCCGCAGGTGTAAGCGTTGCGGCGGGCTCCTGACGTCGGCCCAGGCCGTCCGGGACGGTTACGGCCATGTTTGCAAGATGAAGGAACTCGGAGAGCAAGAGGCGAAAAAACCGTTTCCCGGTCAGATGTTTCTGCTGGGCATGGAGGAGGAAACCGAGGAATGAAAACCCTGTTTATTGTTTTGTGCGACATCATGTTTTTGTGCATGGTCGCCGCCCCGGTCGCCGGCGCCGTCTGGCTCGTTTCAGCATTGAACGGGTGGGCCACAACGGGCCCGGCGAAAATCGCGTGCATCGTCGCCCTCATCGGGTGCGTCGTATTCCTGGCGGCGTCATTCGCCGCGTGGAAGCTCGGCGGAGATAACGACGACAAGGAGGGCGGCAAATGATTTTTGGGAAGAAAAAGAAAGACCTTCCCGCGGAGGTCACGCCGGCGTATATGCCGAAAATCATGGAACTGCTCCAGGGCGCCAAATACGACGCCGCCATGGAGGAATTGAGCAAGGCTGCCCAAGATTACTTCCAGCGCGTCTCCAAGGCCACCGAGACCATCCACGGCCACGACGCGGCCATTATGATCAAGTTATTCCGGCACATGGCAAACGAGCTGGAGCGGGCCGACCCGCAGGCCGCCAAGATCGTCGCAGCCATGAAAAAAATCAACCTGCCGCCGATTGAATACCGGCGGACGAAATAAGGAGGACACACAAATGAACGAATCCAAAAACGCCATGACCACCCAGCAGCCCCAGGCCCCGGCCGTGAAGCAGGAAAACTTCTCCGAGCGTTTCACGAATAAGGTGCTGGCCGAATTCGGCAGCAGCGTCTCCGGCGCCATGGAGGTCACGGACTTCCAGCGTCGGCTTATCCAGGGGTATTTCATCGCCATCGACCGGGCCCTCAAGACCGCGGAGGAGGAGCGCGTCCGCAAGAATGGCAAGAACACCAACCACGACTACGACGAAAACGTCCCGGTCACGTGGCAAAACGTCAATTTGACCGACCTGGCCCTGGATTTGGTGCATTACGCCCGGATGGGCCTGGACATGCAGCAGGACAACATGCTCTTCCCCATCCCGTACAAGAACAACAAAACCGGCATGTACGACGTGACCCTCATGCCGGGGTATAACGGCATCCGATACATGGCCCTGCGCTACGCCATGGAGCCCCCCATCGGGGAAACCATCGAGCTGGTCTACAGCACCGACACCTTCGTCCCCCACATGAAAGACAGCGGCCACAAGGTCGCCACGTATGAATTTACGATCAACAACCCCTTCGACCGCGGCGAGATCGTCGGCGGCTTCGGTTATTTGGAGTTTGCCGACCCGGCCAAGAATGAGCTGATCATCATGCCGATGAAAGCCATCCAGAAGCGCAAGCCGGCCTACGCATCCGGGAATTTCTGGGGCGGCGGCACAAAAACCGAGTGGAAAACCGTGGACGGCAAGCGGCAAAAGGTCGAGGTCGAGGTCGAGGGCTGGCTGGATGAAATGTGCAGAAAGACCCTCATCCGGGAGGTTTACAGCGCCAAACACCTGCCCCGTGACCCGGCCAAGATCGACGAAAGCTATCAGATGATGAAGATCAGGGAGGCCCGCTACGCGGAAATCCAGGCCCAGGCAGAGATCGACGCCCAGGCCAACACCGTCCTGATCGACACCACGCCGCAGGCGCAGCTCCCGCCCCCCGACGCGGCTCCGGCGCCGCAGCCCATCCCCCAGGCACAGCCGCAGCCGCAGCCGGCGCCGCAGGTAAACCCGGAGACCGGCGAGGTCATCGACAGGCGACAGCCGGCAGCCCAGGCCAGCCTGTACGACAACCCGGACTTCTAAATGGAGATCATGCCCATCGCATCAGGCAGCAGCGGAAACGCCTACCGCATCACAGACGGAGAAACGCCACTGCTGCTTGAGGCGGGCATCCCGATCCGGGCCATCCAGGTCGCCACAAATTTCCGGCTCCGGGCGTTGGAGGGCTGCTTCATCACCCATTGCCACGGCGACCACAGCAAGGCAGCAAAGGATTTAATGCGCCTGGGCGTGGACATATACACGGGCCGCGGCACCGTCGAGGCGTGCGGCCTGCGGGGCCACCGGGTACACATCACGACGCCATTGGAACAAATCGCCGTCGGATCGTGGGACGTCCTCCCGTTTGACGTCCAGCACGACGCCCCAGACAGTCAGGGCTTTCTGTTCACGTCCAGGGCCACCGGCGAAAAGCTCCTGTATTTCACGGACACGTATTTCATCAAATACAGGTTTTCGGGTCTTACCCACATCATGGCGGAGTGCAATTTCAGCAAGGAGGCCCTGCAGCGCAGCGTCGCCGCCGGTTATATATCCGTGGACATGGTGCCCCGCCTCATGCGGTCACACATGAGCTTGGAGCATTTGAAAGACATGTTAAACGCGAATGATTTGAGCCAGCTCCGGCAGATATACCTTCTGCATTTGTCGCAGAACAACAGCGACGCGGCCCAGATGAAAAGCGAAATCGAGAGGATGACAGGCGTGGAGGTTTACGTCTGTTAAGACGACAGGGGGATCACAATGGCGTGGATAGAAGTACATCAAACCCTTCCGAGCCACCGAAAAATCAAGGCCCTCAAGCGGGAGCTGAAGATCAAGACGCCGCAGGCGGTCGGCCACATGGTCATGTTGTGGCTGTGGGCCGTTGACAATGCCCCAGACGGGGATCTGTCAGGGATCGACCCGGACGACATTGCGGAGGCGGCGGAATGGCCGAAAGACGGCAAAGCATTCGTTGACGCAATGATCCGCGCCGGTTTTCTCGATGAAGATATGCGGCTCCATGATTGGGGCGATTTTTCCGGGATGCTCATGGAAAAGCGCGAGGCCAAACGCGCAAGCGACAGAGAGCGCCAACAGCGTCGCCGTGACAGACTGAAAAAGGAGGCGGAAATCAGCGGCGAAAACCGTGACAGTCACGCGCATGTCACACGTGACGATACCGTGACGTCACGCCCATGTCACGCCCCTAACAGTACAGTACCGTACAGTACCAGTTATATTACTCCTCATCCGTGCGCGTGCGCGCCCGCGGGAGAGGAAAAACAGCCCCAGCCGGAGGAGCAGCCCCAGCCGGAGCTCTCCCCGGCCATGCGGGCCATGGCGGCCGTATCAGGCAATCAGGAATTGGGCCAGGGCGCAGACCCCGGCCTGGCGAAAGTGATGTCGTTCTTCCTCAACAGGATCAACGCCACCCCGTCACAGATCGCCATCGAGGAATTGGGCGAGTTTGCGAAAGTCATGGAGCCCGACGTCATCATCGCGGCCATGAATTACGCGCTGGACGAACACAAGACAACCTGGTCATACATCAGAGGCACCCTTCGGGGCTATCAGGGCAGAGGCATCCGCACCATGGGCGACCTGCAGCGGGCCAATGACGAATATGAGCGGGCCAAGCAACGCAAAGCGGAGGACACACAACATGCAAGCAATCGGAGAAATTCTACAGGGCGGCCTGGTGCCGCCTCAGCGGCGCCCAGCGCCGACCCCATCAGAGGCTTCCACACCGACGACTGAGGAGCCGGAGAAGCGCCACACCCTTCGGGCGTCGGAGGCCGCGGCCCTGGGATATACCAGCGACCACCCCGCCCCTCCCCCGACGACGTGCGAGTTTTGCGGCCGCACGTTGGAGCATGAGGGCATGATCGCCCCGTTTATCCCCAACAAAATCTTCCTTTGGTCGAGAGAGCCGGAGCGATGCACATGCCCCCAGGCCTTGGCCTATTGGGAGCAGCACGACCGGGAGGAGGCGGAGGCCAAGGCCGCGGAGGAGCGCCGGCGGAAAGAGGCGGCCATCCAGGCCAGGATCACCAAGCTCATCCGGGACAGCGGCATGAAAGGGCGATTTCAGCAGCGCACCTTCGACCGCTGGGAAATGACCGAGCAAAACCGCCGGGCATTCGCCACGTGCAAGAGATACGCCGACTCCTTCGCCGCCCTTATGCAGCCAAGGAAAGACGATCACGGCCGCGCCCAGCCCCCGGAGAAAGAGCGCAACGGGCTTTTCCTCATCGGCGGGTATGGCACCGGCAAGACCCACCTGGCCGCGGCCATCGCCAACCAGCTCCTTCGGGCCGGGACGCCCGTGATTTGCATGACCATGATCGACCTGCTGGCGCGGATCAGGGAGACCTACGACCGGCAGGACGCCACAGAGGCCCAGGTCATGCGGTTATACCAGGACGTCCCCTTGCTGATCATCGACGACCTGGGCAGCGAAAACCCCACCGAATGGGGCTCCACCATGATTTTCAGCATCATCAACGCCCGCTATGAGGCGTACATGCCCACCATCGTCACGTCCAACTGCGGCGCCGACGAATTGGTGCAGCGGATGACACCCAGGGACGCCACCGACCGCAACGCCCAAAAGACCGTTGACAGGCTCCGGGAAATGTGCGTCGCCGTCCAGATGGACTGGCCCTCATGGAGATCGAAATGAGCGGCCGCGGAAAGGCGTGGAGCTCGGAGGAGGACGCCTACCTCCGGGATCATTACCGCCGGGAGACATTCGAGGAAATGGGCGCGGCCTTGGGCCGCAGCGCCGGAGGCGTGCAAGATCGCTGCTACCGTTTGGAGCTGTTCGCCAAGAAATGGGCGCAGCGGGAAAAGGACTACATCATGGACGCATGGGGCCAGACGTCGATCACGGCCATGTCAAAGAAGCTCGGCCGCAGCGTCCAGGCAATCAAACAAAAGGCCGACGACATGGGCCTGGGCCGGCATCTGGACGCCGGCACCATGGTCACGTTTTTCCAGGTCATCCAGGCCGTGACCGGCGGCGCCGGGTCATACAGCTGGCTCCGGGAGAAATGGGAAAAGTACGATTTCCCGTTTCATCGGAAAAAGGTCATCAGCAAAAGCTACCTCATGGTCGATTTGGACGAATTCTGGATCTGGGCGGAGCAGCACCGCGACATATTGGATTTTTCCAATTTCGAGGAATACGCCCTCGGAAAAGAGCCCGCCTGGGCAAAGCAGAAACGGCACCAGGATCATCGGAAAAAGCACCGGGACGCCAAGCCGTGGACACCCAGCGACGACAGCCGGCTCCGGCACATGCTGGAGGCCCAGAAATACGGACTGGACGAAATCGCGGAGGCATTGAGCCGGCGGGAGGGCGCCATCCGGCGCCGGATCGAAACCCTGGGCATCAAGCACCGGCCCGTCCGCAATCCCGGAAAATGGTGGAAGCCGGAGGAGATCGACACCCTGCTGCAGATGCACCGGGAGGGCAGCTCCTTCGAGGAAATCGGGGCCAGGATCGGGCGGACGGCGTCCGCCTGCCGCGGTCGGTATGAGCGCATCCTCAACCCGGACAGCATGACGCGGGAGGTCAGGAACAACAAGGCGGCCCTCCGGGATTATTTCCAACGCCATCAATGCAGCCATTACACGAAAGCCGGCGGCTGCGACATCCGCGGGACGAATTGCGACGAATGCACCGCCTTCATACGCAGAGACCCCGGCGAGACCTACGCCACCGGCTGGATCAGCAGCAAGGCCGGCACCGACGGCCAGCCGCGCATCAGGGAGGCGACGCCATGAAAGCATACAAAGCCTGGGACAACGAGGCCGTGGAGATTTACAGCACCGTCGTTTTCGCAGAGACGGCCAGGCAGGCCAAGGTCATCGCCTTCGGCACCGAGACCTGCGAGGGGGCCAACTACACCGACATCCGCGTCCGCCGTTTCCCGGAAATGGATGGACACGACAGGGGCCGCAGCGAAATCGACTGGTACGACCCGGAGGACAGAAAGGCCCTGGTCGCCCTCGGCTGGTCATGTTTGGAGACATCCTGGGAGTGCGACACATGCGAATGCAAGAGCGCCTGCAGCCAATGGGAGGCCGAGGAATGAGGGCTATTATAAAATACCCCGGCGCAAAGTGGGGCCTTGCCGAGTGGATCATCAGTTATTTCCCGAAACACCGCAGCTACCTGGAGCCATTCTTCGGCTCCGGCGCCGTATTGTTCCGCAAAGAGCGCAGCGCCATCGAGACCGTCAACGATTTGGACGGCGACGTCATCAATCTGTTCGAGTGGATCAGAAAAGACCCGGAGCGCTTGGCACGTGAGATTTATTTCACCCCATACGCCCGCGACGAATATGAACGGGCCTACGCCGCCAAGGACACCGAGACGGACAGCTTCAAAAGGGCGGTCGGTTTTTACATTCGGATGATGATGGGGCACGGATTTTGGACGACCGGCGAAAAGGTCGGCTGGAAAAACGACGTCCAGGGCCGGGAGGCATCCTACGCAGCGAAACAATGGTGCAGCCTGCCGGACAACATCATGGAGGCGGCAGAACGGCTCCGAGGCGTCCAGATTGAAAACCGGCCAGCCGTGGATCTGATCCGACGGTTTAATTTCCCGAATGTGTTGATTTATGCCGACCCGCCCTACGTCCTTTCGACCCGGTACGGAGCAAAAAAGCAATACCGGCACGAAATGACGGATGACGATCACGTGGAGCTCCTGGAGGCGTTAAAAGCCCACACCGGCCCGGTCATCATTTCCGGGTATGCGTCGGAGCTGTACGACGACAGCCTCCCCGGATGGTATAAAGCCAAGAAAAAGGCCAGGACACAGACAACAGCGGAACGCCAAGAAATCCTCTGGATGAATTTCGAGCCGGAGACGCAGATCACGCTGGCGTCCATTTTTGCGGGGGGTAAGGCATGAACATTCAGAAATGCTCCGATTGCGAATTCGGAGAAAAGCACAATTTCCCAAGGAATGGGAACGGCGGCAGCTGGCGCAGCGGCCATTTTTACCAGGCCGGCGTCGTTTGCGCCCATGAGCACCCGCCGCAGAATCTCCTGATTTTTTACGGAAAGACATCACCCAGGACGTGCCCATTGAGAAAAGGGCAAGAAAGGACGCACAGATGAAGAACATCGAGGAACTGCCCGACCGCATGGTCGCATTGATCGAGGCCGTGGAGGAGGCCAGCCAGGGCCAGGACGCCCCGGTATTTACGCCCCAAGCCATCGAGATCGTCAAAGAGATCGCGGCATATTCCAAGACCACCAAGGCGTACCAGCAGCAGGCGGAGCGCGTCGCCGAATTCTGGGCGGAGCCCCACACCCCGGCCGACGTTTGGACGTTCATGCTTCACAAGATCGTCAACGCCCCCTTCCCGCTGTACCGCGACGCGGCGGTTTTATGGCACATGCCGGCCTTGGAAAAGGCCATTGAGGAGGAGGCGGAGACATGCTGATCATCCCGATCAAAAAACGATGGTATGACATGATCCGCAGACGCGAAAAGCCGGAGGAATACCGGGAGCCGACCGGCTACTGGATCGCTCGGTTTTCCAGGGCCTTCGGATGCAGCATACAAGAGGCAGAGGCCCAGCGGGTGGAGGCATGGATCAAGCTCCGCAACGGGTACGGGGACGACAAGCCGACCATCACGATCCGGGCCCGACTCCGCCACGGCCAGGGGCGCCCCGAATGGGGCGCCATCCCCGGCAAAGAGTACATCATCCTGGACGTTTTGGAGGTACAAGAGCCCACGGACGACCCCGCCCCGGACGTGCTCATGTTCATCGGGCGCTTCAGTACGGACGGCCACCGGGAGCGGGTGCAGGTCGTCGAGGCATTCACCCAGGGCTGCTGTTTCTGGTTTGCCCGCATCCTGGAGGAGCGTTTCCGGGATCAGTACGGGGCCTACATCGTCGTCGATTACGTCGCCAACCATTTCGCCACCCGCATCGGCGGCGACCGCGTCTATGACATCACCGGCGACGTCACCGAGGGCCACACATGGGAGCCATGGGCAGCGTGCAGCGACCACCTGCTCCGGCAGCGGATCACCGACGATTGCATCATGTTTTGAGGAGGGAAACCAATGAGCTGCACCGAGATTTACGCATTCGACAAAGCCGGAAATGCCGGTCTTTTCGGAGAGACAAAAAACAGCTGGCGCGGGGGTATGGCTGTATGGAAGATCATGGAGGAAAGGCACCTCCCGCAATACATCCCGGAGTACGTCAAGCACATGTCGAGATACCGCCCAGGAATGACGCCGGCGGAGCTCGAAGAAATGATCGGCTATAGGCCGTCCCGCACCGTGACAATGCCCGGCGGCAACGAAAACCCGACGAAAGAAATCTGGGAGCTTGCAGACAACCCGATAATCCCGCGGCATGAAAGAATTGTCCTTTTTACCACGTTTGACAATGCCCTGGTGAGGCGCGAACATTTCCAGGAAGTGATCGACGCATTCCGGGCATTTGGGGGCAAGACATCCCTCCCGGAGCAGGCGGACATCCTCGAAAAGATGCTCCTCCAGGACGACATCATCGCGGCCGGGTGGAATCAAACAAGCGTAAACGGGGACACGTGGGAAAACGCCGGCGGGTACAATGAGGAAACCGAGGAGAGCATCCCATACAACTGCCTGACAGGTACGCGGCATTATTGGATTTTCGACGAAATCGAGGGGGACACGGCAGAATGATCAGCTTTTACCCATACGACGACCTCGGCCGGATCGACCTGCCGCCCATCGTAGAGCCCAACAGGATCACCGGCGTCGGCAGGATGAAGGCCCGCGGGCCCGACAAGGCGCCCAAAAACCAGCACAAGAAAAAGCACGCCGCGGCCAGGATGAAAAAACAGAGCCGGAGGAGGAACAGGAAGAAATGAAAACCAAGAAAAAGAAACCGGGCCCGGCGATTACCATGTATCACTTCTGCGCGGCGCGTGACGTCCGGGCCATCGTGGCGGAGGGATTGACCAAGGGCATGACGCCGATGGAAAAGGACGGCATGGTCGGATTGATCCAGGGCACCCAATGGCTCACGGCGGACAAAGACCCCGCCCGGCAGAGCTGGAACACCCACACCCTTGTCCCGTATTCCAGGACGGCCTACCGTTTGACCATCAGCATCCCACACAGCCATCGGAAAAAGCTGGTCACGGCCGCGGAATTCGCCAAAGAGCTCCCGCCGAATAATATGGGGCTCCTGGATTGGCCGGGGTCGGAGCATTGGCACATATACCTCGGCAATATCCCGCCCGCGTGGATTGCGGGCGTGCAGAGAATGGAGGCGCGGAAATGAAGCAAAGACACATCGCGGTGCCGCAGTACGCCGCCCGCACATACGACCGCAGCAGAGCCAACCGCGGCAAGCCATTCGAGGACTTCCTGCTTTTTGTCCATGACGCCTACCAGCGCCAGGGCGCCGGCGTCGTCCATAAGGTGCCCACCGAATTCATCCCCCTGCGGAATGCGTCCGGGCAGGTTTTCGACGTCAAGGTGGAAAAGAAAAGCTGCGTCGATTATTTGGGCCGGTACGGCCCGACGCCCGTGGCCGTGGAGGCCAAGCACACCGAGGATGACCGCATCCGATGGGATCGCGTGGAGGATCACCAGGCGGACTACATGGACGACTTCTGCAGAGAGCCGCAGGCCGTCGGCATCGTGATCGTCAGCTTCAGCCTCCGCAGGTTTTTCACCATTCCGTGGCCCGCGTGGCGGGCCGGCCGGGAGGCGTGGAAGAAAGCGCCGCCCAGACATAAGCCCGCCTCCGTCGCCGTGGAGTACGGGGGCACCGTATGGAACACCCCGGCGGCAGCCAGCATCAGCGCCGACGACTTCCCTGCAGAATGGGAGATCAAGGCCGGCGGCACGACTGGCCTGCCGTACCTGGAGATCATCAAGAAATGGAGGCCCAAAAATGGATAAATCGACCGACCGCATCGTCACACGCTTCGATTATGCCCGCCTGGTGAAGCAGACGACGATCCCGATCATCACCGTGTACGCCCACCCCGCGGACTACCCCGACAAATTCGTCGCCCGCGTTTGGGACGTCAACCAGCCGACCAGCCTGGCGGCCATCGCCGACACGTATGAGGAGCTGCTGCAGGCCATCCCCACCAATCAGATGACCCGCATGGAGCCAAGCCCGAAAGACGACCCGGTCATCCGGGAGACGTGGATCTGAATGGCGGAGATCATCAACCTGCAGGAATGCCGGCGCACGTGTGAGAATTGCCGCTTCTGGGTGCCACCGGAGTACAAGGACGGCCGGCTGGTCAAGGACAGCCGCTGCGGGCATCCGAGGGGATGGACGCCCAGGTGGATCGGCCCGCCCGGCCCATACCAACGAATGGAATGCAACGAATTCAAACGGAGGGACACCAATGCCAAGATTTGAAGAATTCGACGCCCATGAGCTTCGCGTCATCACCGAGGCCATGGAATGGTCACAATCCGAGTTTTACGACCCCGGCCACACCCAGGACGACCGGGACACCCTGCACGGGCTTATTGAGGAGGCAAAGGCCCTCCGGGCCCTTATCCGTGCAACGGAGAGGCCGGCCCGCGACGACAGCATCAGCGACGCCCCCTATGCCATCGAGGCGGCCGGACGTTACGCCAAGACCGACAAGAAGCCGGAGACCATCGGCGGCTTCGACCGCGGCGGGCATCCCATCATCCGGCGCCCGGACGGCAGCACGGAACGGATCACCCACGAAACGCCGACACGACAGGCACAGGACGGACGGCAGAGGCAGCCGGGAGAATACACGGGCTTTTTATACATCGAGTGCGCCCATTGCGGCCACATTCACGCCTTCTGCGCCAAGCAGCCCATCAGGACATACCGCTGCGAGGAGTGCGGAGGAAAGACGCCCCTGATCGACATGTACCCCCTGCGCGTGGCGTGCGAGTGCGGGGCCAGGTTTAATTACATGACCAACATCGTCACCCCGCGGATGGACGTGGCCTGCTACCGTTGCGGCGCCCCCGTTGCTGTTGAATGGGTGGACAAGCTGCAGAAATACCAGCCCATGACCTACCCGCAGGCCAGGGGCAAGCGCAAGAAAGGCGGCCGGAAACGAGAAGAAACAGAGAGAGCCAGGCCCGGATCAAACTGATCCAGGAAATGCACCTCAAAAAAGAGGCCCAGGCGTGGATCGACAAGGCGGTCGGAGAGACGACCTTCACATACACCGACCTATACCGATACTGGCGCGGATGGGTGGATCGCGGAATGCCGTACACATGGGCGGCCAAGGGCAGCGCCACCTTCGACAGGGAGCCAGGACGGGCTACCGTAAAGATTAGGCCGGGCACCGCTGTTATCATGCCGCAGTTTGACACCGGCGGTTTGGGCCGTTACCACACCGGCATCGGCCTCGATGGGTATTATTTGCCGCCGGCAACTGACGGCGAATTGTGGAGAGGATCATGCGCCGGCGTGGCTTATATGGGGATGACGCCATGACCTACGAAGTGAGAAAAGACGGCCGGACGTACATGAGCACCGAACACGACAGCTGCCGCTACCCGCCGGAGATTGAGGCGTCCATGCAGGCCGCCGGGTATGACATCTACATCGACGGCAAGAAGCAGCCCAAGCGCAAGCTGCAGGCCGAGAAACGGAGGCCCAGACGATGATCCCATTCCCCGCAAAGCAATACAGCGTTATTTATGCCGACCCGCCCTGGGCATATAATCAGGGCGGGCGCGGCGCCGCGAAAAACCATTACCACACGATGACTGCGGAGGAGATCGCCGCCATGCCCGTCAAGGCCCTGCAGAATGCGGGGGGGGGGGTACTGCTTGCTTCATGTGGGCCACATTCCCAAACATCGCCGCGGCCATCCGCGTCATGGAGGCTTGGGGATTTCAGTATAAGACGGCCGCCTTCGTCTGGATCAAAAAGACCCGCAGCGGGGCGAATTTCTGGGGCATGGGCGCATACACCCGCGCCAATGCGGAGGTTTGCCTCCTCGGCATTACGGAGGGATTCAAGGCCGGCGAAATGGTGCAGGCCCACAACGTCCACCAAATCATCGAGGCACCCTTCGAGGGGCACAGCAGAAAGCCGGACGAATGCCGGCGGCGCATCGTGCAGCTGCTCGGCGACGTTCCCCGCATCGAGTTATTCGCAAGAGAGAGGGCCGCAGGCTGGGACGCCTGGGGCGATGAAATCCCGGAGGGATGACACCGTGACCAAGTACGAAAGAGAGCGGCGGGCCGCCGGCTACGGCCCGCAGAGCTACGCCAAACAGATCTGGCACGTGATAAAATACGCCATGAGGCAGAGGGCCGGAGCCGCCCAGGCGTTTCACGTGAAAAGGAGGACACACAGACATGATGAACAAAACAAGTATTGATTGGTGCGATTTTACCTGGAATCCCGTCACCGGCTGCCGGCGCGGGTGCCCGTATTGTTACGCCCGCGCAATGGCCCGAAGATTTACCGGGGACATCCGCATCAACCTCGCAGACCCGCAGATCGTCGCCCAGGACGGCCCGGAGGGCACGGTCTACACCCTGGCGGAGCCGTTCAAGAACGGCCGCGGCAAGACCGTCCTTTTCCCCGCTGGATTTGAGCCGACCTTCCACGAATACCGCCTGGCGGACATCCAGAAAAAGAAAAAGCCCGCCACCATATTCGTCTGCAGCATGGCCGACCTGTTCGCCCCCGGCATCCCGGACGAATGGATCGCCCGCGTTTTCGAGGCGTGCAAGGCCGCCCCGTGGCACAATTACCTGTTTTTGACCAAATACCCCGGCCGATACTGCGACCTGGCCAACGCCGGCAAGCTCCCCGACCGAAACGAATGCCCCGGTTTTTGGTACGGCACCACGGTCACGAAGCACGGCGCCCCGTTTTTCGACGCCTTCTGGTACAACACCTTTTTGAGCATCGAGCCCATCAGCGGCAGCATGGAGGCCGGCCTGGGCAGCTTCGCCGGCATCAACTGGATCATCGTGGGCGCCGAGACCGGCAACCGAAAGGGAAAGATCGCGCCGCAGCGGGCCTGGATCAAGAACATCATCGAGGCCGCAGCCATCACCCACGCCCCCGTCCTGCTCAAAGACAGCGCGGAGCTCCGGGCCGTGTGGGGCGACGACCTGATCCAGCAATTCCCGGCGGGCCTGGAGCCCATGCCGGAGGACAACAGCGTCCCGCATTGCAAGGAATGCGAGGACGCGCAGATCGAGCAGCAGGGCAAGCGCGGCGAGGCTGTCACATGCGGCACCACCGGCCAGCGCGTCCCCGGAAGATACACCCGCAGCAGCCCCGCCTGGTGCCCCAAGCGGGAGAAATGACCACGTAAAGGAGGACAAAGCTATGGACAGCAAAGAGAGCGCCGGCATCGTCGCCGGTCAGATCGCCATCATCGGGACGCGCATGTTGGACATCGCCATCCAGAAAGGCGTCGCCGCCGGCGTCCAGGCAGCAGCTGACCGAATGGAGGAGGAAAGAAAACGGGAGCGCAAGGGCCGCTACGATAGGCGCCTGCACAATACGCGCCTCCTGTTGAAGTCATACCGGGCGTTGAAGTACCACGCTCTCGGCGCTGTTTCAACCGGCGCCCAGGCCAACGGAATCCGGGAAAATGCCGTTGACATCCTGGACAGCCTGGACGATGAACGCATCGACGACACCCTTTACATCGAGAGCATAAAGCGCAGCCAACAGCGCACCCAGATCATCATCGAGCACATCGACGAAATGGTCAGGTATTGGAGGATCGACTGCGAACAGAGCGGCAAGGAGGAGGCCATCAGGCGCTACCGCATCATTTGGGACACCTACCTCGGCGACGATCCGGCCACGGCGGAGGAGCTGGCGGAGCGGGAGAACATCGAGCGGCGGACGGTTTACAAGGACATCAAGGCGGCCATGCGGCCGCTGTCCGCCCTTATTTTCGGCATTGACGGCATCCGGCAGGAATAGGGGGATTATACCCCCACCCGCCCAAACGCAGCGCCACGGGCCGCACAGAGGCCCACAGGGCACTTTTTGGGCATTTACCAGGCAATACAGACATGTTAAAATTGGGAGGATGGAAAATGTCTAAGGCAGATTATAACCCCATCGAATACGAAACCAGGGCGACACCGCGGGCAATCACCGCGGACGGCGTCCCGGTTTTTTGCGCTTTTGACGCCATTGTGCCGTTGGAGGAGCTGCGGCCAAACCCCGGCAACCCCAACCACCACGGGACGGATCAGATCAAGCGCCTGGGCGCCATCATGCGGGCCACCGGCTGGCGCAACAGCATCACGGTCAGCAAATTGTCCGGGATGATGGTCAAGGGCCACGGCCGCCTCCTGTCGGCACAGTATGAGGGCTTCACAGAGGCCCCGGTCGAATACCAGGACTACGAAAGCGAGGCGGAGGAATGGGCCGACCTCATCGCCGACAACCGCTTGGCCGAATTGAGCACCCTCAACACCGGGGATTTGATCGACATGATCAACGGCATCGACGCGGGCGTCGTACCCGTGGAAATGACCGGCTACACCCCGGAGGACATCGAGGCCATCATCGCGGCCATGGGCGGAGAGGGCGACGCGGAGGACGACGGCGCCGACGACGTCCCGGAGATCAGCAAGGGCTACATCCCCATGACGCAGCCCGGCGACATTTGGCACGCCGGCCAGCATCGGATCATGTGCGGCAGCGCCACCGACGGCGAGGCCGTCGCCCGGCTTATGGCCGGAGAAAAAGCCCAGCTTGTCCACACCGATCCGCCCTACGGCGTCAGTTATGAGACGCAAAGCGGCAAATTTGCCATGATCAAGAACGACGACCTGGACGCGGACGCATTGATGCAGCTGCTGATCCCGGCATTCAAGAACATGGTCGAGCATACCGACGACGACGCGGCCTTTTATATCTGGCACGCATTCACGGCCTTCCGGGATTTCGACGACGCCATGATCGCCGCCGGCATTATGAAAAAGCAATACATCATCTGGTGGAAGCCGGCGCCGGTTTTGGGCCATGCAGACTACCAATGGGCACATGAGCCCTGCTTCTACGCACAGAAAGCCGGCCAGCAATGCCATTTTTACGGAGACCGGGCCCAGCGGACGACGTGGAAAGTCGTGCTGCGGGGCAAGGACGGCACCGCCACCACCCTATCCGGCGGCGTGGTATTGACCGACGGCCAGGGCGGCAAGGTGTACCTGTCCAGCGTCCCGCCCAAGGGCAAGAAAATCCGATACATCCGGCTGTCAGAGGGCCGCAGCGTCCTCCTGTACCCGGAGAACAAGGACACCACCGTCTGGGAGGTCGCACGGGAGACCAAAACCGAGCACCCGACCCAGAAGCCGGTCGAGATACCCCTCACAGCCATCACCAACAGCACCCAGACCGGCGACCTGGTCATGGATTTGTTTGGAGGCAGCGGCAGCACCCTCGCAGCGGCAGAAATGTCGGGCCGCAGGTGCTGCACCATGGAGCTCGACCCCAAGTATTGCGACGTCATCGTCAACCGATACGTCAAAATGACCGGCAACATCGGCGTCACGTTGGAGCGCGACGGCCAGATGATCCCATACGGCCCCATCAAGGCCAAGAACGACGCCGACAACGGCGTCGAAGAATGAGCGCCGCACAGAGGGGCAGCCCGCCGGGGCCGGCCCCTTTCTGCATAATTCGGACAGAGAGGAGGGAAAGCAATGGCAAAGGATCAGCAAGAGCGGGAGCTCTGGGAGCAGCAGCCCAACGAAACGGCCAACGCCTTCGGGTATTTTACCGTTTACCGTGATATGCGCTACCCGAAAGCAGCGGACGGCACCGCCGTCACCGACGGCAGCGTCCCCTTCGTGAAGCGCAGCCTGCGGAAAGTCGCCGCCATTTTGGGCGTGAATTTCCGCAACCTCGCCCGAATCAACGAGAAATACAACTGGCAAAAGCGCGTCGAGGCATACGACGCCCACGTGGATCGCGTCATCCGGGAGGCCAACGAGGCCGCCATCGTCAAGATGAAATCGGAGCACGCCCTCCTTGCCCAGCAGATGATCCGAAAAGCCACGAAGCGCCTCCTCACCATCCCGGAGGATCAGATCAGCGCGGCGGAGCTGGTGCGAATGGTGGACGTTGCGGTCAAGGTGGAGCGATTGAGCCGGGGCGAGAGCACGGAAAACCAGGCTGTCACCCATAACGGAGAGGTGGAGGTCAAGCGCGAAACCGGCCTGGATTTGTCCGGCCTGTCCAATGAGGAGCTCGAACAATTTGAGCAGCTCATCGCCAAAATTAACGGCGGCGGCGCTTCGGACGATTGACCCCGCCATCGCGCTGGCGGAAATCCGGCGCGAAAAGGCGGAGCGCAACCTCTCCGAATTCATCCGACAGGCGTGGCCCATCATCGAGCCCGGCACCGAGTACATCCACAACTGGCACATCGACCTGATCAGCGAATACATGGAGGCCGTGAACATCGGGCAGATCAACCGCCTTGTGATCAACATGCCCCCGCGGCACATGAAAAGCATCCAGACCACCGTCTGCTATCCCGTGTGGACGTGGATCAAGCACCCTGAAAAGCGGTTTATAAAAGTCAGCTATTCCGACAGTTTGAGCCGCAAGCACAACGTCCTTTCCCGCGACATCATTTTGTCGCCGTGGTATCAGCGCACCTGGGGCGACCGTTTTGCCCTCAAGGCCGACGTCAACCGGCAAAACGAATTCAAAAACGACCATCAAGGGATGATGTTTTCCACGTCCGTCGGCGGCGCGTTGACCGGCGAGGGCGGCGACGTCATCATCCTGGACGACCCGCAAAACCCCCTCCAGGCCAACAGCGACACCGAGCGGGAGGCCACGATCACGTTTTTCAAGAACACGCTGCAGAGCCGTCTGAACAACCCCAAGACGGGCGCGTTTATCATCGTCATGCAGCGCCTTCACGAAAAGGATTTGACCGGCCATATTATGGCGGAGGATTTGGGATATACGCACCTGTGCCTCCCGGCGGAAGCGCCGGAGCGCACCGTCGTCACGTTCCCCATCAGCGGCCGGGAGATCATCCGGGAGGAGGGCGACGTCCTCAACCCGCAGCGTTTCGACCGGGACGTATTGGCCGGATTAAAGAAAAGCATGGGCTCCCTGCAGTATGCCGGGCAGTACGGCCAGACACCGGCCCCGGCGGAGGGCGTCATATTCAAACGGGAATGGCTCCACAATTTCTTCAACCCCGCAGCGGCCCTGCATCAGCAAATGCTGATCCAGTCGTGGGACATGGCCTTCACCAAATCGGAGGGATCGGCCAAGGTCGCCGGCTTCGTCATGGGCCGCAGCGGCGCCGACATTTACGTTTTCGACCTGATCAATGAAAAGATGACCTTCACGGAAAGCGTGGCGGCCGTCCGCACGTTGACCGGCAAATGGCCCAAGGCCCGCGCCAAGGTCATCGAGAACAAGGCCAACGGGCCGGCAATCGTGGATCTGCTGAAAAAGAAGATCGCCGGCATGGTCGAATTCAACCCCAAGGGCAGCAAGGAGGAGCGGGCGCTGTCCACAACCCCATACTTCGAGGCGGGCAACATTTTTTTCCCCGACCCGGAGACATGCCCCTGGGTGCATGATTTGATCCAAGACCTTCTCATGTTCCCGAAAGGCGTTTACAAGGACGACATCGACGCGCTTGTCCAGGGCATCCTGTACCTCATGGACAAGCCCACAGTCACAGGCCCGCCGGCACAGGACAGCAGCCTCACGAAAGAAAGCTACTGGACGCGCCGCCGGTAAATCAGAGAATGAGGAGGTATAAAACGAAATGCCGAACAATTACGGTATGCGTGAGCTCGGACGCCTGGGACAGCGGCGCTGGGGCGGCGCGTTTTATGAGGAGTTTTTGAAAGAGCTGCGCGGCCGGCGCGGCATGGAGACCTACCGGGAAATGGCCGACAACGATGACATCATCGGCGCCATCATTTACGCCATCGAGCTCCTGATCAGACAAGTCGATTGGGACGTGCAGCCCGGCGGGCCGTCGGAGGCAGACCAGGCCGCCGCGGATTTCGTCCGGGAGTGCATGGACGACATGAGCGACACATGGACGGACACCGTCTCCGAGATTTTGAGCTTCCTGACGTATGGATGGAGCGCCCACGAAATCGTTTATAAACGGCGCTGCGGCATCAGCAGAAACCCGCAGCTCAACAGCAAATTCACCGACGGCCTGGTCGCATGGCAAAAGCTCCCGATCCGCGCCCAGGAAAGCCTTTACCAATGGGAGTATGACGACAACGACAACCTGACCGCCATGACCCAAATGCCGCCCCCGGATTACGAAATGATCACGATCCCGGCGGACAAGCTGCTGTTTTTCCGCACCAAGAGCCGCAAGGGCAACCCGGAGGGGCGCAGCATCCTCCGCAACGCATACCGGGACTGGTATTTCAAGCGCCGCATCCAGGAAATCGAGGGCATCGGCATCGAGCGCGACCTCGCCGGTTTTCCGACGCTGACAGCCCCGGAGGGCATGAACATCTGGGACACCGACGACCCGGAAATGAATGCCATCCGCGCCAACGCGGAGGCCATCGTCACCAATATCCGGCGCGACAGTCTGGAGGGGATCGTCATGCCGGCCGGGTGGAAGCTGGAGCTTTTGAGCACCGGCGGCGACAGGCAATTCGACACCAACAAGATCATCGAGCGATACGACACCCGGATCGCCATGACCGTCCTGGCGGATTTCGTCCTTTTGGGCCATCAGGACGTCGGCAGCTTCGCCCTGTCGAGTAACAAAACCCACATGTTCGCCATGGCGATTTGTGCATATTTGGACATCATCTGCGAGACGTTCAACAACAAGGCCATCCCGCAGCTGCTGGCCATGAATGGCGACCATTTCGCCGGAATCACCGATTACCCGACCCTGTCACACGGAGACGTCGAGGACACCGACCTCGGCCCCCTGGGCGAGTTTGTCGCCAAGATGACGGGCGCCGGCCTGATCATCCCGGACGATGAAATTGAGGATTACCTGCGCGAGGTCAGCGGCCTGCCGGAGCGTTTGAGCGATTACACCCCACTCCCCGGCGCACACCGTTCCGACCGCGTCCGAAAGCCGCCTGCGGGCAAGATGGACGACCTGGATGACGACAACGACGTCGTCCCGGAGGAGGACAACCCGGAGGACGTAGCAAAAGCAAAGGCGGCCCTGTGGAGGGATTAAAACCATGTTCAAGATCACCAAGGCGGCGCCGAAGATAACGCCGCGGGATTATTTCATCAGGAAAGCCAAGAAAAGCAAGGCGGGCAAGGACGCGCTGGCCAAGTTGAACGACTACCTCAACGCCAACACCGCCGCCCCCATGTATTGGCTGACCGGCATGTGGACAAATCAGCAAAACGCCATCACATACAAGGAGCTGCGGGAGTCCATCAAAAACGGGTATATGGACGAAGCGACCCTCCAGGCGTGGCAACAGGACTACGCCAATTTTGTCGCCGTCCACCTCGCCCCGATTTGGCAGCAGGCCGCAGCGGCCGGCGCGGCTGCCATCGCGGCCCAGGCGTCCGGCGGGTGGATATTCGACGCTATGGGCGCCGGGATGACGTCCTGGATCAGCACACACGGCGCGGAATTCATCACCTCCATCAGCGACGACAGCCGGGCAGCCATCCAGGCGCTGATCGGCGCCGGCACGACCGGCCAATACACCGTTGACGAATTGGCCCGCGCCATCCGCCCCCTGGTGGGGCTCACGCAGCCGCAGGCGACGGCCAATTTGAAGTATTACACCACCGTCCGGGACAACCTCCTGGCAAACAATCCGACCATGAAGCAGGCCACCGCGGAGAAGCGGGCCAAGGAGGCGGCCATGAAGTACGCCGCCCGGCAACATCGCTATCGGGCCTATACCATCGCCACCACCGAGACCGCCTTCGCGTACAATTACGGGTATTCCGAATATATCCGGCAGGCCCAGGCCGCCGGGTACATGGGCGACGGCTTCCTGGTCGTCGATACCGCAGCGGATGACGACGTCTGCCCGATATGCGCGGCCATGGAGGGCAAGCAGATCGCCATCGACCAACCGGCGGATCATCCCCTCTACGCAGGGCAAACGATGATCCCACCGTTTCACCCGCGCTGCAGGTGCGCCACCCATTTCGAGGAGACCGTCCCGCCCGTGTTTCAGCCCCAGCAGGGCGCACAGGCGGCCCAAGGCGGCCTCCAACCGTGGCCTGGTGCGAGTACACCCCAGGCAGCACAAAACGCCGCCACAGCGGCCGCAGGGACGTCCCAGGCGGCCGTCCCGTCCGACGTCACCATGCCGCCCGGCATGACGTACAACAAAAACCTGTCCATCGGCAACACCGGCAAGATGGAAAGCTGGATCGACGGCAACGGACAGGAATGGTATTTTAAGCCGGCGCAATCGAAATTCACCCATGAGCCCCAGGCATACCGGGCATACGCCCAGGAAGCCGGCTACAAGGTGCAGGGCGTCGTTGACCCGGACAGCGCCGTCGAAGTCGGCACAGGCGACCTGGGCGGCAAATTCGGCGCCTTCCAGAAAAAGATCGACGTCCAGCCCGGCGGGATCGACCTGGAGGCATGGCAACACGGCCCGGCGACCGACTTAGGCGCCGACGTCACCGCACAAATCCAGCGGGAGCACGTCACGGACTGGCTGCTTGGGAATTTCGACGCCCACGGCGACAATTTCGTCACCGACGCATCCGGCAGGATCATCGGCCTGGATAAAGAGCAATCCTTCCGTTACATCAAGGACGCCGCAAGCGGCAAAATGTCCTACACATACCACCCCAACAGCACCTACGGCGAGACCGAGCCGCTTTATAACACCATGTACCGGCGTTTTGCCAAGGGCGAGATCGACCTGGATTTGCAGGACACCCTCACATACATCAAGCGCGTGGAAAGCATCCCGGACGCCGAATATCGGGAGATATTCCGGGAATACGCGGAGAGCCGGCTGGGCAAGGGCCAGGCCGCGGAGGATCTTCTGGACGCCATCGTGGAGCGCAAGGCCACCCTACGGGAGACATACCGCACATTTTACAGCGAGCTCCTCACGGAGCGCACGGGCCAGGCGGTCAAATTCGTCTGGGCGGATGAGGCGGCAGCCGTCACGGCGCAGCCCATCGCGGCCGTGCAGCATACCGCAGCAACCCTCCAGGGCATGAGCATCGCCGATCTCAAGGCCATCGCCAAAACCCAGGGGATCGCGTATTATAACAACATGAACAAGACCCAGCTGGTCACGGCCATCACCGACCCCACGCAGGCGGCGGCCATGTCCAACCAGGTCAAGACCCGCCTGGCCGCCAATGCAGCGGCCCGGAAAGCAGCGCAGACAGCACCACAGGCAACCGTCCCGAAAGGCGTGGAGGCCGCGGGCGACATCTTCACCGACTTGTCCAGGGTGCCGACCACCAAGGGCGGCATCCCCGTCGCATCCGACAAGGGCACGGTCGAGGGCCTCGGCCTGACGGCCCGCCGCATGAATATCGACGGCACCGAATACTACGAGGCCAGCGGGAAACTGACCGAGGGCACCTGGACAGACACGCTCCGCGCCATCCAGGGCCGCAGCACCAAGGTCGTCATGGATTTCGAGAAATCCGACCCAGCCATGGCCCTGTTTTCCGGCACCCCCATCGACCTGCAGGCCAACGGCGTGACGTTGAATTGCCGGCGCATGGTGGACGGGCAGAACGTCCTGGAGGTCTACACCAAGGACGCATCAAGCAATTTTCATTCGTGGCACGGATTCTTCCGCGTGCGCGTCCCGGTCAGCCCGGACGGCAGCATCGACGCCGCCGAAATGTCCCGCATTTTGAAAAGCGCCGGCCTGGACGACATCCTGGTCACGCCGACGCCGGAGGCAGAGCGGACGCTGATCAAGGCCCGCATGATATGGCAAAACGCCCCCGGCCGCGTCCGTGAATTTCAGGGATTGACGGGCCAGGCGTTGGAGGATAAACTGGATGATATTCTTCGGGACATCGGCATCAGCGACAGCCGGATCGCCGGCGTGGAGCTCCGCAAGATCGCGGAGGGGTACGCCACCTATTACGACCCGGAGCTGGCCGCGGCCATGGAGAAAGCCGGCGCCGAATACGTCTGGGTGGGCGCGAATAAAACCAGCACCGTCGTCCGGGCGGTCAGCAGCGGCGGCCTGCAATCCACAAATCACCGCTGTTTTGCCGGGATCAACATGACCGGCGCCAGCCCGGAGGCGGACATGCGCTGCGGCGGCGCGGACAATGTTTTCACCCGCCTCGGCGTCAAGAACGGCCACGGCGCCCGTTTCAACGGCAGCTTCAAGGGCGGCCCGTACCGCATCATCATCGACGAAAAGGAGCTGGGGCGCACCGATTGGTACGCATACACCGGCGACAGCTTCGGGACGACCAAGCCGTCCGAAATGCTGGGGCGTTTGAGCGCCACGGATTTCGCCAAGGCAATGAACAAGAGCTACCAGGGCGGCAACGAAATCATGTTCCGGCAGATGATCTCCTCGGAATCATTCACCGGGATCGTGTGCGAGACCAAGGCCGACCGGGCGCAGCTGCTGCAGGCATTCAAGGCGGAGGGAATCACCGAGATCAACGGCGTCCCCGTTGCCCAATTCGTGAAAGTGGGGTCTACGATATGAACAGGCGCACAACGTACACATTCACCTGGCCCGGAGACAAGAAACCGGCCGGCCTGGCGCTGAATTGCCACATGAAAGACGGAGAGCTCCGTTTTTATGACACCAACCGCGGGCACATGATCCGCGGCAAGGTCATCCAGGACGGAGACGACGCCTTCGTTTTCGAGTGCGCGGCCGGTTTTATGCCGGGCCGCTGGACGTTCAAAGCCCTCACGATTGAAGATTTCCGCCGGCAGACGGTCAGGATCGTCGAGGACGGCGCCTACATCACCCAGGCCATCAAGACCACGGACGACCTGCAGGAATGGTACAGAAAGACCTTCGGCGAGGAGGCCGGGCTGAATTACCCGGACGTCCTGGACAATTAAACACCCACCCACAGAGGCGGAGCCATTGCGGCCCCGCCTTTTTATTTTGCCATGAGGAGGACGACACCAATGTTTCATTTTTCCGACGTGCAGCCGGAGGCCGTGACCAAAAAAGCCCCGGAAAACGGCAGCATCACCGGCCGCTTCAAAATCCAGAAATCCGATGATGACAAGCGCCTCGCCTTCGGGTGGGCCAGCGCCGCGGCGACCATCAACGGCGAGACCGTGGAGGACTGCGTCGGCGACATCATCGAGATCGAGGAATTGGAGCAGGCGGCCTACGCATTCGTCGAGCTTTACCGGGAGGGCGGCGAAATGCACGAAAGGGGCGGCTGCGCCGTCCTGGTCGAAAGCATCGTTTTCACCCCGGAAAAGATCGCCGCCATGGGCATCCCGGAGGGCACCGTCCCGACCGGCTGGTGGATCGGCTTCAAGGTCACGGACGACGACGTCTGGGCCAAGGTAAAGGACGGCTCCTATCCCATGTTTTCCATCGAGGGCTCCGCCGTCCGCGTCCCCGTTTCGGAGGAGGGCGACGACAATGCTGCAAATTAACAGCAAGTTAAAACCCCGCACTTTTTCACATGGTAAACCGAGGGCCGCGGCCAATTCCGCGGCCTTCTGTTTATAAATACCGAGGAAAGGAGGTAAACGAGCGAATGGCAAGCAAGTTGAAAGACCTGCAGGTCACAAAGGTCGATTTTGTGGATGCAGGCGCAAACCCGGAGGCGAACATCGTGCTTTTCAAGCGCAAGCCGGAGGAGGCCGCAGCCGATCCTGCCCCGCAGGCGAAAACGATGGGCGGTTTTCTCCATAGCGTTATCGCTGCCATCGCCAAGTCGGTCGGCGCCACAGAGGCCCAGATCGACGCGGCCGTGGAGGAGATCGCCAAGAGCGACGCGGAGACATTCGGCGAAAAGATGTTGCAGCGGCAACTCCGCCGCACGGCCGACGAAATCTGGGATTATTGCTATGCGTTGCAGGAAAGCCTGTGCAGCATTTTGAGGGACACCGACGTCCCCGCGGAGAATAAGCCCGCGCTTATGACCCAGAGCTGCACGGAATTCATGGCAGCCGTCACCGCAGCAATCCCGAAATGGTCGGCCGGCGTCCCGACCAAGGTGGAGAAATCCGCCGGCAAGCCTCTGACCGAGGAGCGCCTCCAGATTGCAAAAGAGGCCAGGGCCCGCTTGGACGACATGATCCAGAAAGCGGAGCCCACCACCCCCGCACAGACCGAGGCCGAAAAAGACCCGGCCACAAATCCCGACGACAACGTCGTCAATAAATCTATTTCCGCGAAAGGAGAAAACGCAGACATGAAGATCGACAAGAGCAAGCTGTCCCCGGAGGAGCTGGCGACCCTCGACGCCATCGAGAAAAAGGCCGGCATCCCGGAGGACACCACCCCCGCCACCGACCCCGTCGCCAAGGCCGCGGAGCCGGCCCAGACCACCCCCGCCGCCGGCGACACCGACGACATTTACAAGGGTATGCACCCTGCCGTCGCCGAGGAGCTCCGCAACCTGCGGAAATTCCGCGAGGAGACCGAGGACAGAGAAATCCTGGCCGTCGCCAAGAAGTACGAACTTCTGGGCAAGAAGCCGGAGGAGCTGGCCCCCGTTTTGAAGTCCCTCAAGGCCGCCGGCGGCACCGCATACGCCGACATGATCGGCATCCTCGACGCCAACCTGGCCGCCATCCAGGCGTCCCCCGCCTTCAATGAGATCGGCAAGCGCGGCGGCAACGGCGCCCCCGTGAACGACGCCGACGCCGCCTGGGCCCAGATCGAGAAGAAGGCCGAGGAAATCCGCAAGGCCGCCCCCGCGATGACCTACGCCGAGGCCATCGACAAGGCGTGCATCGACAACCCCGACCTCGTGCATCAGTACGAGGCCAACCGCTAATCGAGAAAAGGAGGAAAAACCATGTATATCGGCACTTCCATCAATGAAAGCGCTGTCATCAGCGCCAAGGCCGGCGCGGCCATCAGCAACGGCGCCATGCTGGCCGCCGCCATGGGCTCCACCGGCACCGTGGCCCCGGTCGGCACCGCCGGCGCGGAGGCTGTGGGCCTGATCATCCCGGAGACCGACGCAGCCGTCGCCGCGGGCGACGACGTCACCGTCCAGGTCAAGGACATCGGCCTCTGGATCGCGGGCGCCGCGGTCAGCGCGGGCGCGATGCTCATGTCCGACGCCAACGGCAAGGCCGTCACGGCCACCGCGGGCAAATTCATCCTGGCCCAGGCCCTGGAGGCCGCGACCGCGGCCGACCAGGTCATCCACGTCCAGATCATCAAGGCCGGCTACGTCAACCCGGCATCCTAATCGAGCATAAGGAGGACTGAAAAATGAACAGATCTACCAATCAGGGCATCCAGGCGTCCATCGCCAAGGGCTGGAAGCCCAACGCCTACCTGACCAACATGTCCATGGCGTTTTTCCAGAATCCCGCGGATTTCGTCGCCACCAGCATCTTCCCCATTTGCCCCGTGCCCCTGTCCGCGTCGTATTTCTACACGTTCAGCAAGGCCGACCTGGCCCGTGACAACGTGCAGCGCAAGCCGGCCTTCGGCCACGTCAATCCCGCCATCATGGGCCAGGAGGACAACTCCTACAAGTGCGTGGTCGATCAGGTGCTGGTCGGCATCGACCAGATCGCGCAGCTGAATTATCAGCGCAGCAACGCCCCCGGCGTCGCCGATCCCCGCCGCGCCAAGGTGCGCTTCGCCACCGAGCAGATGCTTCTGCATCAGGACATCCTCTTCGCGTCCAAGTTTTTCACCGCCAGCGCGTGGGCCAACGTCAAGACCGGCAAGGCGACCACCCCCGGCACCAACGAGTTTTACAAGTGGGACAACGCCAGCAGCGACCCCATCGGCCAGATCGACGACCTCAAGGCGGAGATCAAGAAGAACGGCCGCCGCACCCCCAACCGCCTGGCCCTCGGCGTGGACGCCTACATCGCGCTGAAGAATCACCCGGACATCATCGACCGCATCAAGTACACCGGCACCACCGCCAACCCCGCCCGCGTCACCCCGCAGGTGCTGGCGGAGCTGTTCGGCGTCGAGCAGGTCAAAGTCCTGGAGAGCACCTACAACACCGCCGGCATCGGCCAGGCCGCCGCGATGGATTTCATTTGCGACAGCAAGGCCGCCCTCCTGTGCTATGCCACCCCCACCCCGCAGATCGACGAGCCCAGCGCGGGCTACATCTTCACGTGGGACATGCTGGGCAACGGTCAGCCCGTGGCATTCGATCAGTTTGAGGGCGCCCCGGCGGATCATAGCGAATTCATCGAGGGCCTCATGTCCACCGACATGAAAAAGACCTGCGACGACCTCGCCGTGTTCCTCAAGGATTGCGTGTAAGGAGGGGCAGAAATGGGCGCTTACACCTGTTTGAAGCCCGCCAGATTTGCGGGCGTTGATTACGTTCCGGGGGACATCGTCCCCGCGGAGGCCATCCCGGCCAACCGGGTGGGCGCCGTTATCCGCCTCGGCCTCATCGCTGAGACGCAGCAGGCCGGAGCCCAGGCCAACACCCAGGCCCCGGCCGCCTTCGGCATCCCCATCACCATCGACGGGAACACCGAGGAGCTGCAGGTCACGCCGGAGACGGTCAAGGAGGCCGTCGCCGTGCTGCAGATGACCGCGGACAATGCGGCCAAACACATCGCCGGAATCACAGACGCCACCGCCCTCATCGTGATCGACGCCTGTGACAGCCGCAAGACGGTCAAGAAAGCCGCCGCGGACAGGGCCGCAGCCCTGGAGGCAGACGCCCAGGCCGCCGCAGAGGCCGCCCAGACGCCCGCAGCGGCGCCGGGCGCCGTCGAGTAATGGCGCAGCCCGCCTACACCTACGACCCCACCAAGATCGCACAGGGCGGCAAGGATCAAATGCGGTTTGAGCTGGGGGACACCATGGTCGAGGGCGGAGCGGACACCTGCGCGTTATCCGACGCGGAATATACCGCCATCATCGAGGCGACGCCCAGGTGGAAAAAAGCCAAGCTCCGCTGCATCGAATCCATCCTTTTCCGTTTTTCGTATGAAGTGGACACGCGGGTCGGCGCGTTGTCCCTGTCCCTCAGTCAGCGCCTGGAGGCGTGGAGGAGGCTGCGGGATGAATTAAAGGCGGAGGTCGAGACCGCGGCCCCCGTGGCAAATCCGCAGGCCATCGGCGGCCCCCATTATTTCCACACGGGGATGATGGAAAACCGCAGAGGCGGCGGCACCGAGGAGGGGCCCGCCCATGTATCTCCGCACAGGTAATTTGATCAAGGACTTCATCATCGAGCCGATCAGCCGCAAAAAGGACAGCAAGGGACGGGCGCAGACAACCTACGACACCGAGACCCGCGCCATCCTGCGGGGCGTGATCGCCGACGCGGACGCCAACGCCATCGCCCGGTACAGCCAAACAGACCACCCCTGCACGCATCAGATCGTACAGAGGGGCGGCGAGGCGGCAAAACCGGGCGACCGGCTTGTCCGGGATCATGCTCATTATTACATCCTCGGCGTGGATAATATTGCGGCCATGGGCATCGCAACGATTTATTACGTGGAGGAAAGGACGGATTTGGACGATGGAAGTCAGTTTTAAGCAGGTACACAAAAAGGTGCTGGCCACGGTCGAGCAAGAGGCCAAAAGCCGGACGGTCAGGGCCGCGAATGCCATCAAAAAGGCATCCAACAAAGTCCTGTCGAATGCCGGCGGCCGCACCGGCCGGACGTACAGGAAACCCGCCACCAAGGCGGCAACCTACACGGCATCCGCACCGGGAGAGCCCCCGGCCCTCCGCACGGGCAACCTGCGGAGGAGCTGGCGCCCGTTGCCGTATTCCGAAATGGTCGGCACGGACAAGGTATTCACCCCCGGCATCCGCACCGACGTCGTCTACGCACCGTATCTTCAGGACGGCACGACCAAAATGGCCGCCCGCCCGTTTGAGGATAAGGTCAAGCAAGAAGCCTGGCCGGACGTCGTCCAGATTTACGGCCAGCCCTATCTCAAGTGAAAGGAGGTAAAAGCCGATGGAGCTGATCATCACATCCGCGGCGCCGGCCATCAACACGCAGGGCATCAAAAAAGGCGACCTGATCCGGGCCAAGTATTCCGCCTGGACGGAGGAAAGAAACGGGCAGGTCGCCGCCGTGACACGGGATGAAATCCGCGTCATTTGGCAGCCCGGCATCCGCAACGTGACCAACTTCTTCAGTATTTTGGCCGACGAAATCGCCGACGGCCTCTGGACGGTCACATGGTCGCCGGATTTGGAGACCATCTACACCCACACCCCGGCCGACGACGGCGACAGCGGCGGCGGAGAATGAAGCTGGAAGAATTGATTTATTCCCGGATTTCCGGGGCCAATTACGGCAGCCCAGGGCTGGCCTCCTTTGACGGAGAGCCGGCCATTTTTTTCGGCCCGTGCCCGGAGGACACAGACAGGGGCTGGGGCGACCGCAGGCAATACCCGCGGATCAGTTACGGCCTCGACCTCCGCGGCGACCCGGAGCGCCAGACAGCCGGCACGCTTTTCTGTGACGTGTGGTGTACCGAGGACGGCCCCGCCCCGGAGGACATCGAGCCGATCCTTCGGCGCGTTTTGTGCGGCGTCATCATGGCGCCCACAGACGACAACCCCTGCAGCTTCAGCTGGCAAGCGTCGCAGACGTTCCAAAGCAACCGGGACACCAAGACCGACAAGGTCATCGGCGTCACCGTCACCTTTGACATGATCG